GTCAGCAGTTAAAGCTTCAAGTTGTTTAGCTGGATTATGCTGTCAAAGCTTTGTGTGCCTGTAAAGCGGCGCTACGCAACATATCAGCTTCTTCTTTAGCTTCTTCTGGTGTGTAGTTCTTATTTGTTTTATCGTTGATTACTGTAGGTAGACCTGCAATATTCTGTTTGTAGATTTCATTAATAACAAACGGATTCATCTCAGGAGTATACAATAGATTGTCAGGGATATGTACACCTGACTTAGCCATGTCTTGTTGGAATTCATGGTCATCGTAGTTGTGACCACGTAGAGCTTCCATGTTGTATGATTTCATTATAGACTCCGTTTCAATGTTGCTTTAACTTTCCAGTTAAGCTTAGATAGACCTGCAAGATAGTCACCTAGATAAGTCTCTAAGCCACCAACACCTTGACGACCTGCTTCTTCATACACCCATTGACCATTACGTAATAGTGTTTCAAAGTCAGCAGTTAAAGCTTCAAGTTGTTTAGCTGGATTATCGATTACATTAGTCTCTTCATCAATTTCACTAACACTTAAGATACTCTTTAAAGTAGTAGGTGCTGGCTTGTCTAGTTGACGGATTTGTTCACCCAACGTATCGTGATTTTCATAGAGATAATCATAGATATCGTTTAACAATGAATGGTCTTGAGAGAATGTCTGCCCTTGAACGTTGAAGTGAAAGCCGTGAGACTTATAGTACACCACAAAGTTATCAGCAAACAAACAGCGTAATGCGGATACTAAGGTATCCTTATTTTTTGTCGTCATCATTGTTTCCTTTTATTAATGCAGTGTCAACCGCATATGCGTATTCTTTAACCTTGTCATTGAATACATGTTCAGCTAACGTTTCTGCAGGTTTCTTTGGACTCCAAATGGCATCCCAATTACTGCGTACTTTTTCAGCATCTTCATTACGGCGTCCTGAACCTTTACCCATATTAATTCTCCTGATTGAATGTATCCCATGATGACTCATATAAGGGGTCATAGGGTAAATTTAATTCGTAGTCTTCAATAGCGTCTTCCATTATACCCCTTGTGCTTTCATTGTCTTAACAATAGCAGAGAAAATATAATCTTTAGCTTGTTGTTCAACAGGTAAGTCTTCATACTCAACCATACAAGGATGTGTCTTTTCTTCTACATTCTTTTCTTCACCGTATACCCAACCATCAGCATCTTTAACTGCATACCATTCATTATGGCTGTCTGCAGGTGTAGAGTCTGGGTTGTTAAAGTGATATACAACTCCTTTGTATGCTGACTCTTTTTGCCATTCAGGAGCATCAGCCCATGATACTTGAGAGTCATCACCTAAAGCTAGGCAATAAGCACGATTAGCTTCGTGACATACTTGTGCGATTTTTTCTAATTGGGGTTTCATTTAATGTGTCCTATTGTTAATGGTGAGTCATGACGGATTCAAACCGCCGACCAACGGTGTAGAAGACCGATGCTCTATTCACTGAGCTAATGACTCAGGTTAGTGGAGGAGACGGTGAGATTCGAACTCACGGTCGGGTTGCCCCAACATCTGGGTTCAAGCCAGATACATTAAACCACTCTGACACGTCTCCGTTATTGGGCAGAACGATGGGTTACGCTCCCTATCTACCTGTTTCACAGACAGGTGTGCTACTATTACACTATCGACTGCATTATTTTTGGCTCCGGATGTCGGAATCGAACCGACCTAACCATTGATTAACAGTCAAGCCCATGCACCTTGCTCGGGTTTTCCGGAATAGTTGATGGCTTATCACCATCGAGAACTCAGTTACTATATACGTCTATATAGCTCACACGTAAATTCGTGATTAGGTCTTCACCAGCTTAGGTACCCGTTAAGGTGTGGGAGCGGAGTTTCTACTGATATATGGAAGCGAGTGGTTGGAATCGAACCAACTATCTGCAGCTTATGAGGCTGCTGAGATACCATTTCTCCACACCGCTATAAATTGTTTCCTATTAGGCTCCAGCTAAAAACTTCCTTGTTTCTTCTAGAGTCATAGTACCGCTTTGTTTACGTAGTACATTACCTTCAGAATCTTCTAAGATAAAGTAAGGTACACCTCGGATTTGGTGTTTGATTAAAATCTCTTTATCTTGAGCGGCATCAATCTCTTCTAGCGTAGTATTAAACTCACCTACAAGATCAATGTCGTTAAGAATACCTGTCATTACTTTACAGGGACCACACCATTCAGTGTATACTTTAATTAGTTTGTTCATTGGTTTCTTTCTAAATAGTTAAGGGCTTTCTTTAGGGATTCAATAGAATCACCTAGTTTACCTATACCTGTATTACATTCACCACAAAGAATACCACGTACTTTCCCTGTGGTATGGTCATGATCAATTACTGCATTGCTTTTACCTGCACCTAATCGTATTGCACTTGTAAAGGAAATAGGGAATCCACAACACCCACACTGATTATTTTGTGATAACAAAAGTGCGTCTCTTTGTGGAGTTGTTATTCCATATTTGCTTAATTTATTTTTACAAGACAGACATTCAGTATCAACACAATGATACGTCTTGCCAGTCTTGTAAGTACGGGTGTATGTACGAGCTAAGTTAGTACAACCTTCGTGTTTGCAAATCATAGTTCGCATTGACCAGCTGTGCAAGCCAACATTTGAGCACCTTCTACATTGTCACGGTCTTCGATAAACAATTCCCAATCGATTGAGGGTAGTGTATCTTTCAAACGTTTGTACTCGGAGGAATCAATATTCTCGTATGGCGCTTGGCGATATGTACCGCCGTCATCAGGTAAGAAGGAGACTCCGGTGCATTCATCAAAATGCTTATAAACCCATGCACCTACTTCAGGCCACTCGTGTTCTTTGACCGAGATAGTAACTGAGGGCTTATGCTCACACCAATTTCTTTGGTAGGCCAACCAGATCTCAAGATGTTGAATAGCAGTTAAGTCTTCACGAGTAAACCCGGGTGAACGCATAGGGAAGCTAAACACAGCTGTCTGGTCTGGCTTCATTACGCAGTCTTCATTAGGGATACCTTGAGAGATCAAGAACTGAGTCAATGGGTCTTTCTTATCTTGACGAATACGGCGAATGTAGTATGGGGCATGACCTGCATGGATGCCACTAGATGTCAATGTCAACTGAGACACTGTACCTTCTGGCTTAACACAAGTAATAGCTGCAGACTCAGGGATACCTAAGATACCAGCCCATTCCTTGTTAGTCTCACGGGCTACATCACGGAGTTCTGATAGCACTGCATCTAGGTTAAAAGCTTCTCCACGGAGGATAGCATTATCTAGAATACCTGTCATAGATACACCTAGTAAACGTTCTGCTTCTGTATTCTGTTTCCAGATATCACGTAGGTAAGGGAAGTCAGTCAAGGTAGACTGCATAGTACCCATGATAGTAGCAAAGCGAACCTTCAGTTTGAGTGATTCAAGGGTATCTTCTGCTTCAACTACAATGGTAGAGAGGTTACAGAACTGATATGGCTTAAGGATAATCTCTGAGCAAGGGTTAGTACCGTACTGTACGTCTTTTGCTCGGCGACCCCATTTAGCAGCTTGTACTTGAGAAGCTTCACGGTTGAAGATACCACGTTCACCTGAGTGACTGTTGTAAATATCTAACCATTCCTTCATGAACTCACCGACAGATGGTTTAGTCTGGTATACTGCTGAGTTATTAGCTAAGGCACGTTCGCCAAAGCCTTTCCACCATTCACCAGCCTTAGCGGTAGCATGGTCACGGTCAGACAAGTCACCTAAGGAGATCATAGCTGAACGGCGTACACCACCAACCACTACTACTTCACCAATCTTACACATGATGTCGTGTGCTTCGATGTTCTTTAGCTTACGACCCTTAGCCTTAGTGAACTTCTTAACTGTGTAGTTAAACAAAGATACCAAAGGCTCTGGACCACTAGCACGACCACCAAAGGTTTTCAGTGGAGCACCTGCTGGACGTACCTTAGATACATCCCATGTAGGAATAATACCTTTGTATAAGCATGCTACGAGTTCTTGGAAGGCATAACACCAACCTTCTTTGCTATCCTCTACAACAATGATATGTTCTGATTGATGTAGCTGAGGTACGACAGGAAGTTGTTGGGTATATTGAGACTCACATGAGAAACCTACACCAGTACCACATAGTAAGATGTACATCGCCTCATCGAAACAGCGGGGATGGTCTACAGGTAGGTAGCTACAGTTGTAAGCTGCTACGTGAGTCCTGCGGAGTGCCTCACCTGCAGTCATAATTGAGCGCATTGAGGGAAGGGTACTTAGTGATTTAATTTCTTGGTTTAACATACCCCAGATGCTGTCTGTGGTATCTAATTTATCTGCTAATTGTTCCTTAAAGAAGTCTGTCCAGCGGTCTGCTGTTTCGTCCCAGTTTTCACGGCGCTTTTTCTCAGGGAGATAGCGAGCGTATCTTGATTTTGCAATCAGTTCTTGGTAAGAGTTCATTGTTTAATTGTCCTTTGTAAAATTTGTTTTCCAGCAGTAACCATGCGTTTTCCGGTTACGCTTTTGTTTGATGAATTAATATTGAGTATGTCAGGTATTTCATAATACCTTTTACCACCTTCAAACAATTCGTTTGCAAGTATTGCTTGATCAGGTGTAAAGGATTTACAATAAAATTTATCTGGGTTACCTAATCTATTATAAATAGGTTTAACTTCTTTAATTAAATTTAACTCTAAATCAAGTGCATGATCTTTAGTGAGTAAAGTATGAGTTACTTTTGCAATATCACCCATAGTGAATCCTTGCTCATAAAGATTACTAATCCACATTGAATGAGCAGGACTACGGTGACTCCCTGAAGAAGTGCCTGTGGCCCATGCTCGACTTCCGGTACCCATACCAATGTAAACAATTTCACCTGAATCAGGATCAACATGTTGGTACAGGTAGTATAATTCTTTTATCATTTTTATTTTCCTCATTATACGGTATTAGGTACCGACTAGTTGTGAATCCACAACCAAAGAATGAGAAGGGTTAAGATTGGTATTAGCAAAAGAAATACTTTGAGTTATAAACGTCTTGGAGGTCTAAACTTCCTGTTTCAGGTTGAGCAAAAGTGAATGATTCTTTATTCTCCATGAGGGTATCTTGGAGGGTGTTAAAGAAGTTCTCTGTGTCATACTGAGCAATGAAGTTCATCTTAGTTACTTCTTGTAGAAAATCCACTTCATCAGCGTGGGTACTAAAAGAATCGTGAACTGCACCAAAACTACCATTGAAGCCAACAATAGTGTTAGCCATATGAGCAGCATCATAGGAATGTACCACATTAGGGCTAATACCCGAAGCAAAACTCCTACGGCATGGTACTTTTTCCCCAGTTTCTTTATTGAGGACATCCACTTTAATAACGTGCATGATACGACCGTCTTTATTTCCCGTAATACCTCGTATCGTACCTCGCTGTTTGCGTTCGTGCTGAAGATAAGCTTTGTAAACCACAGGGAAGCCACTAGGAGTGTGCCAAGTAAGGTTATTTCTACCGGAGTTAAGTTCATGTTCTGCAATCTTCTGTAAGTATTTAGTTGTTTTAAGTGGACCAGCACATACAGTGTTGATTGCTTTGATTAGGTTACCTGCAAGAGTATCACACTGATCCTGATCAATGTTATACTTGACAGTGAAACCTTCTACGTGACAATCATCATACATGTTCTTGGCGATACGTTGTTTACCTGCTGAGTAAGCACGAGTCATAGAGCCTCGTTTAGCAATACCTTTACGGATATGCTTCATAGGCATCTGCTTTTCTTCAAACCATTCAGGCATAATTGTGATGAGTTCTTTAGCAACAGCTACATAGAAGTCTTTTTGGATAGGAGTAGGTACTAAGGACACTAATGTACCTGCTTGCTTATCTTTGGACATAGCTGCAAGATGCTGCCAGCCGTTATTAGAACCATCAATAGGGATAGGGAACCCTGACATATACTCTTGACGTAACATCTTAGCTACTTTGTACCCTTGAATCTCTAAACAACAAGCTAGTAAGCTATATGGCTTTTCAGCTGACATGTCAATACGTTTCTGCTTGGCAATCTCCATTAAGAAGGTCATGTTGTTATCAACCCAAGCAGCACGATCATCTAAGGTCATCTTGTCTAAAGAGATAGTATCAAGACCTTCTTCTTGTAGATAAGCTTTGTAGTCAGTCTTAAAGTAGCTTGGGATTTCATCAATGTTGAATGATGTATTGTAGCAAGCTGCTGTATGTACCTTTAACCAGAAGAAACCTTTTTCACTGACATGCTTTTTGTTAGCGAATAAAAAGAGACTACGGGCTAAGTCACTACCTTGGAACTCAAGGAATGATTCAGCATAGTAGACTCGTCCACGATAGTCACAAGATACTTCTTGGTAGAAGGTCTGATCATTAACTAATCGTGCTTTCTTTAGTACCTGATTGTATTCGAAGTACTTACTAAGCATACGTTGTAGCTTAGGGTCTTTCTTACCCATGAACTTAGTACCGTCTAAGTGGTTAAGTTTCTTAGGTAAGTTAAGGTTCTCATGGTGAATGTTGTATACAAAGATTTCACCATTCTCATCAACCAAGTCAAGAGTTTCTGAAGGGTATGTATGCTCCATAGCCTCTAGCACTGGTAGATTAAGCTTCCAAGGCTGTTGGCGTAATGTCTCTAGACTCTTGATGAATGGTTTGTCTAGGTACTCATGGAACAAACGACTGTTAGACCAGCCCTTAATGAACGGTTCTTTAGTAAGGTGACTATACAAACCAGTGATAGGTAATAACGGTTCAAATGATGTGCCGATTAACGTGGGCTTAAGATCGTCTGTCTGGTTAACGATACGTACCATGTATGGAGCCTTACGACCATCATACTCACGGAAGATATCGATTAGACCGTCTTGGAGGAATGTTTCAAGCAGAAGGTCTCCAAGAGATAAAGTTGATTTGATATTATGCTCGTCCGTGCCAATAGCTCTTGCAATTCGCTTCCCGATAAGGTCAGAGGCGAAAGTAAGCTTAACTGACGCAGAGTGTGTTGCATTTTTGTTACGGATACAGTAACGCAGCAAGGTGTCCCACGATTCATTGATAAACCTTTCTAAGTCGTATTCCCATGTAGGGTGATGTGCAAGGAGTCTAGCACCCTCATTATAGATCTTATCTGAGTTTAATACTACCTTGGATACACGTTCAGTAAGATATTGTGTTGGATTCATTTTGTTATTCGAAGTCTACGAAAGAAGTTTGATTTAGACGACCTGTTTTAGCATCATAAGATGTACTACCACAGTCACCAGTGCGACCAGTGTGTCGGCATTTAAGGACACGGAGTCGGATTGTGTTACGGACTTGTTCCATCTCAGCAACCATGTTACGGCAGAAAGCAATGATATCAAACGAGATTTGTTTAATAGAGCCTGAGCCTTTGATGTCATCAATAGAAGGCATGTGGCCTTCTTCGAATGGCTTTTCACCTTTACGCAAGTGAGAAACAACACCTAACCAGATGTTATGTTTCTTAGTGATCTTAAGTAGGTCAGACATGAAAGCATCTACTGCTTCGTTGCCTGTCTTACCTTTAACACCTTCAGATACAGCAATAGTAATGTGGTCAAGGATAAGATACTTACAACCCATCAATGCTAGGTGTTCGATCTTATCAATCAATGACTCATCACTAACAGAACCTTGGTGGTCAAGTAGTACTAAGCGTTCATCACCGAATACAGCCTTGAATGCTTCATACTGTTCTTCCTCAGGTACTTCACCTGACTTAAGGTCTTTCTTCAGGTGCATACCAATGAACTTCTCTGCAGTGTCACCTACAGATTCTTCAAGGGAAACCATACCTACCATATCTTCAGTCTTGTCTAGGATTTCTAGTACAATCTCTTTAATAACAGTAGATTTACCTGAGCCAGTACCAGAAGTGAACAGTACGATTTCACCTAAGCGCATACCAAAGAGCTTGTCGTTAAGTGAGTTCAAGCATGGTGGGTAGGCTAGTGATACAACAGACTGTTTAAGTTTGAACTGTTCCCATACAGCTTCACCCTTGACTACATCTGAAGGACTGTATGTTGCAGCATCAAAGATACAGTTCATTAAAGCTGCAGAACCATGTTTGATTAGTACATCACATGGATCTTTCTCAGGTAGTGATGCTACCTTTACTTTATCATAGCCAATGATCTTAGCTGCAGCTTGAACAGCCTTTTGACCGGGTTCATCCATGTCAAACATCAAGACTACTTCATCAAATGAGCGTAGCCATTCACGTTGCTCTAAGATTAGCCCTGTTGCTGAGGCACTGGGAAGGGCCACTGCTGGATAGAATCGTTGGTACTTGTCGTATTGAGCTTGAGCAACTGCAAGCGCATCAAGTTCGCCTTCTGTAATGATAATTCTCTTACCACCAGTAGCGTTGGCTTGTCCAAAGAGTTGAGTTCCTTTAAAGTCGCCATGAATGATAAATGATTTTGGTAGCTTTCGTTCTTTGTAAGCAACGACCACCCCATCTTTAGTGTATGGATAGAAATGGCTAGCCATAGTACCATCTTCAGCGTAAGATACCTTAACTCCATATTGAGCCGCCACAGTTTTTGTGATACCTCGTTCTTGAAATCCTCGTGTGTCATAATCTTTAATCTCATTTAGGTTGTGCATGTTGTAGTCTTCGGTGTAGTATTCAGTTGGTGTATATGCGGGGTCGATTGGAGATGACTTTTGGCAACTAAAACAGAAGCCATGTGAGTCATCTTCTTTGTAACTAAATGCATCGGATGATGAACATTTAGGACACGGTGCGTGGATCCATCGTGACATAGTTAGTTCCAGTCTCGTTCTTCACGAAGCTCACGTAGGAAATTTCTGCGGTCACTTGCTTGACGTTGGGTTTGTTTCTTTTCTTTGAATTTGTTTTTGAATTCATCCTTTAATGAGACCTCATCCTCATACTGGACATTCTTGATTGGTGGTTTAAATTTCTTACTCATTTTCTTTACGTTTAGCCCAAGATGCTTTTTGAGCTGCAGCAATAGCAGCCTTATGCGCTTCAGTTTTAGTTTTCCCTTTACCTGCTGCAGACATTTTTGCTTTTACAGTATCAGGGATGACTTTTCCTTTAGCTGATTCAGACATTTTAGCTCTTACTTCAGGCCGTTTAGAGCTGTTATTGTCGCCTCGTTGCCACTCACTCATTTTACGGCGAGTTTCTTCTGAGAGTTGTTCTTTAGCAATGAACTTAATATTACCAATAGCTTGGTTGATGTAGGTACGTTCACCTTTATCATCAACAGCATGCAATACTCTTGCCGCCCATTGCAGTTCTACTTCAGCTGATACTACACCAGCGCGTGTATCAAACAATTCTACAATTTCAAATGTGAAGTATTCAAGACCATATTTTTTAATAGCTTCTTTGACATATACAGACGATGTTTTATAGGTATTCCAATCAGATTCTTTTTGCTTAGTTTTCTTACCGAAGTTGGTATAGAAAAACTTACGACCAATGTACTTCTTTTGGTATTCAGGATGAGTACAAGTAACTAAGTATACAAAACCGAACTTATTATTCGGTGTCTGGAATAGTTGACCCTGATACATCCAAGGTGTTAGTGGTTTCTTTGTTGCCATTGTTGTTCCAGGTTAGACGTTCTTTTAATTCTTCAAAGTTGAGATGTCGTAGGTCATCAAGAGACTCACGCATGTAGATGCAGTTAGCACATTTAAGGAAGTTATTTTCCCATGTTTCAGGTTGTTTTGCTTTCCAGATTTCAATAACCTTCCCCCATAGGAGGTTATTAGGTGTGTCTTTAGTAAGCTTGATAGCTGTCTTTTCACCTACACCACGTAGACCTTGGATGTTATCTGTAGCGTCACCTGTTAATACCTGCATCATCAAGAAGCGGTAAGCCTCTGAATCATCCATGAAGTAAAACTCTTTCTTACGAAAGTTATAGTGCCAACCTGGAATACAGTTGAGGTCTTTATCAATATGAGCTACTACATAAGGACGACCTTCATCTAAAGCTTTCTTAGCGTAGATAGAACAGTAGTCATCAGCCTCACCGTCAGTACCTTCAGTACAGAAGTCTTTAGCGTACTCATACAGCTTCTCAATACGATCTTTAATCTCAGGTTCAATAGTATCCTTACGGGTATTCTTGTATTCAGGATCACAGATGTATCGAAAGTTATTAGCACCCTTCATAAAGATAAGAGCAGTACCAGAGTCAGTAGTTTCAATGATATCCTTAATAAAGTTATCAAGAGACTTCTTAGCTAATGCCGGTGAAGGTGTAGTGAAAGCAATCTGGTAGATGATACTATCTACGTCAATGATTACCTCATCAAAGTTACGTTCAATCATTGTTCAACCAATCATCAAACACTTTAGCACCTTCACTTGAAGCCGCCATACCTGTTACAAAATTACCTTTGATTTCTTCATAAAGAAACCCTGCAATAAAGAACGGCATACAGAATACTAAGATAGTAATACAAGCAACCACTTTTAAAATAAGTTTAATGAACTTCTGCATATGTTTTTCCTACGTGGGCATCACCGCCCATACAATTAATACCAAACCACTTAGGCGCTTCAGTGAACGCTTCAATGGATAACTCTTTTACTTCTTGCTCATACTGCTCAGGAACCACAATTGCAAATTCATCATGGTAATGTAAAGCAAAGTAGTGAGGGATTCCACGCTTACGCATCTCATCCTGCATGTATACTGCTGCAGCTTTACAAGTGATACCTTCTGCTGTTTGTAAGACATAGTTTAATACCTGATGTTGAGAACTTACGAATACAATACGACCATCTAAACCTCTGACCCAAGCGTTCCCTTTACCAAACGCAGCTTCAGTTCTTTCGAATTGTCCTGTAAGCTTGGCTTTGAGTTCGGCAAGTCCGGGGATTGAATTTTCGAACTTGGACATAGCTTCTTGTCCAACTTTAGCATCACGCTTTCCGGTAAGGATACTGCCAAGCTTAGCTGCACCACCCCCGAAGAGGAAGGCATACAAGAATGGCTTAGCCAGTTTACGTGTGGTGCCAATAGCCTCAGCGTTTCGAGTATGAACGTCACCATTGATTACCTCATTAGTAAAATCATCGTTACCGATATAATGACAAAGACCACGCATCTGGTTACCTGCAGAGTCAGCCCCGATAATAACGGTTCCATCCTCACACTTAAGTAATCCACGCATCTCTTTGCCGTAAACAGCGTCAACACTAGGTAGATTAGCAATAACCTCGTGGCGACACCTAAAGGTAGGAGTACCAATAGTCCACATACGACCATGAAGACGGTGGTCTGGGTGTTCTGTTGCTTCACGAATCCATCCCTCCAAGATACCCTTACGAGCACGTAGCGTATAGTACTCACTGATTAAAGGAGCACCACCACCAAGAATTGCTAGCGAAGTATCAGTAATCTTAGGTGACTTATTAACGAACTTACCGTTGACACGTTCAACGTTCCATTCATCAGGTACCCATCCGATAGAATATAGATAATCCTTTACTACTTCAATACTACCTACCTTACCTTGTTCAAAGGAGATACGGCAGTAGGGGCCAGCAATAGGGCGATCTTCCTTACCAGACTCTTGTGTGTAACCAAACCATTTGACAGTAGCAGAGGTATAGCAACCATCCTTACGCCATGCTGGTGTTTTAACTTCATCAGGCTTATCTTTCTTGATACAACGAAGACCAATCAAAGGCTCTAATACACCTTCAATACGTTCCATTTCATTGTTCATCTTGGTTAGTAGTGTCTGAGCACCAGCCATATCGAAGACCCAACCTTTAGTTCGGATAGCTGCTTCGATAGCAGCGAAACGGTTCTCAACCTCAAGACCTTTGGCGTACATAGGGAACTTACCAATGATCTTCTTAGCTTCTTCTACTAAGACCTTGTATACCTTAACGTTCAATTCAACGTCACGGATACAATAGGTAAGCATCTCTTGAGAGTACTTTTCCCAGTCATTGAAGTCTAGCTTAGGGAATCCAAGCTTAGAACCCCAACCTTCAAGACCATGTTTATGCTCACGCTTAAACTGGTTTGTCTGGGACATAATCCAAGTGTCAATTACCTTAACGGAATCAGGAGGAGACCATCCAGTGATATGCTTGAGCACAACAAGGTCATAACCAATAAAGTTGTGACCATAGATGATATCAGCAGTACTGATAAAGTCGAGACCATCTCGGAGCGAAGGTAAGTTTTCATCATAGTCAGAGAAAGAATGTACTTCTCCAGTGTCTGAGTTGATAGCAACCATACACCAGATTTTATCTACGTGTGGCATAAGACCATTAGTCTCGATGTCAACACACAATCTTAGTTTAGTCATAGGAGTTTATCTGCATACATTACAGTGTAGAAGTGTTCGAATACACGAGCTTCAACCTCACACGGGTCAAAGAAGTATGATTCACGGGATGACTCTTTATCGTATGTACACTTAGGAACTTTGAATCCATCACGACCTGTTAAGTGTTGACACACATGAACAAACTCGTGGCACATAATATAAAGAAACAGTTGCTTAGTGAAGTAGTTATTTTCCCAGTCACTAAGATATGGATCACGAATCTGTACTAGGATACGACCAGCTTGGTCTTCACCATGAATAGTCATACCCATTTCGTGATCATCGTCTGCGTATTCAACACAGGCAATACTCACTTTGTATTTTTCCTCAGTGACCTTTACATTAAATCGCTTGCAGTAGTCATCAAGGATATTGAAGAATACCTTAGCAACGTTCTCTTCAGCTGCCGGTAAGCAAGCTACTTCTACTTGAACAGTAGGAAATCGTTTATCCTTCCTCATTGATCTTCTTCCATGTTACGTTAGGAGAGCCTAACTCGGTTAATTCCGTAGCCATTTGCATGGTAAGTTCCTCATAGCTTTCAATAGTTTCTTCTAGTTCACTATTAAGATATTGTAGGTATACGATATAGAATAGTGAAATGAGAAGGAGAATGTTGGTTCCACCCTCTGTGAGCATTAGTTTAATCCTGTTTTAGCTAACCAAGCAGGGTCAGCAAGACTGTTTTGAGGTGAGTTCTGGTTGATACCTACTCCCATCTTACGAAGGAAGTCTACACCATCCATACACTTGTAGTTATCTCGGTATACTACTCGCTTAATTCCAACACTAAAAATAAGTTTAGCGCAATCAATGCAAGGACTGAGGGTGCAATACAGAGTAGCCCCAACAGTACTGCTATTTGAACGCGCCACCTTAGCGATGGCTTGAGCTTCAGCATGGAGTACAGTGTTTGTTTGAGTGTCGTTGTTAGTTTTTGGAGGTGTGCCATTATAAGAGAATGAAATAATGTTGTCGTCTTTAACGATTAATGCACCAACCTTACGGTCTTCTGCATACGATTGTTGTGCGGTTACTTCAGCAACACGCAAGTAGAATTCATCCCAGTCACGTTGACTTTTCATCTTGGTCCTTACACAGGTTGATATAAGCTTTTTGAACATCAGACATGATGTCTAACAGGTTTATTAAGGCATTTTCCTTAATGTAGTTATCTGGTTCAGGTAGTAGGATGAGTACCTTTATGGCACCCTCCGAGTGTTCAACCATCATTTGAGAACTCCATGTTGTTTGTCCCAGTAGTTGTAGTTCATTAGCTTGAGGTCATAAGCACGACCTATAGCTGTACGGTCTAACTCCCATTTGTTAGATAGTAAGTCAAGCATACACTTGAGTTGACCAATTTCAGTCTCTAAGTGTGACTTGTTTGTTACACCTGTTTCAGGGTGTGGGTGATTCAATGTAAATCGAAAACATTTACTGATAGCTTGGATTACTTCAGCACATTCCTCTTGGGTGGCTACAGGGATTAGATTCATTCTTCGATGTCCTCAATTTCTACAATTTGATAAGTTTCGTCTGGGCGTAGGCCAGCACTAAAGCAAACATCCATTAACATTTTTACATCTTCATGGTAAGTGTCTTGGAGTTCAACTACTATGGTTACAATGGTCTTTTTCATGGTGTGTTCCTATAAGGTACCGACTAGGGTTTGAAGTCTTTCAATAAGATTGCTCGTTCAGAAAACATTTGTAGAGTACTACATTTGTTGTCATATTTCTCGCGTTCTTTAGGTGTCATTGGGCGATAACCGTATTTACCTTCTTCTAGAAGATCAAATACTTCATATGGATTACCATACAAACCATAAGAACGTTCTATCGGGTGCGCTTTAACTTTTCCATTAACAATATCTCTGAATTGATACACATTCATAGATGCACTACGTCCAACAATAGTTGGGTAAGCAAAGTAGTCACCTACATTTACTTCTTGTCCAAGAAAATCTTTCATAATTAGTCTCCAGATGAACAGCTTGATGACGAGTCAGATGATGAGTAAGAGCTACCACTATCACATGTCGATGACATCCCTAAACCCCAAGAAGATTGGGTGTCGTGGCTTGTCCTTGACTCCGATTGGAAAGTGTTTGTACTTAACAAATTTTCCCACCAAAGATTCTTTATTTTTCCAAAAGTTAAGTCGATCTTGCTGGTCAAAACCTGAGCCGATGTTAAAGTCAATATTGTCACTGGTTCTGCAGATAAAAGCACCAAGAGTTCCTTTCCCAGTGAGTCCAGCTTTTGCTGTTGATCGTTTAGTTCGTCCAAGTTCATTTGTTTCAGCATCGTTCCCATTGTGCATCTCTTCCTCAAAACCAACAATAACAGCCTCAGCATCTTCAAAGCGTTTAAGCTTAAAGGCATTAGCTTCTTTCATAGTACAACGACCATACTTATATTTACCATGAGGACTACGTAGTACTACTCCTTCATATCCTTTCTCAAGACATACTTCTTCTAGTTCTAATAACTTTGTTTTATCATAAGCAGGATGTGCAATAATCCTACGGTAGTTATCAGGCATACTACGTGCTTCGTGATACCCTTCCATCCGATTATGGTATGTGTTGATTAGGTCATTCCAATAGTCAAAGTGGAAGAAAAAGAATTCACCTACTTTATCATGTGACATAACAAAAGAGTTAGTATCACGATATACTGTAGGTGATGTCGCTGGTCCTACAATAAGTTCACCATCCATACCTTCAAGCTTTTTAGCGTTAATGAAAGCCCACGATTGAATGTGTTTGTTAGGGATAGGTTTAAGAGTGCGACTAAGGGCAACGCCATTATGAAACAATACACGGATACCATCTAGTTTAGGCGTTACATAGATAGGGTACTTGAGAGTATCTAAGTCAGGTAACTCTCGTGGTAATAACATTGGTTTCATTTGAAAGCCTCCTCTGCTGTTGCGAATAGGAATTTTTCAGCTACTATTTTCTGGACAGTACCTCTTACATAGTACCTGATAGACGTCTCAATAGTAGGGTTCTCATAGGTACCGCTTTGATGGATGATCGGTTGGATACTAATGATCTCTAACTTGTGTACTGCTTCTTTGTCATCATTGTAGTAGTACACGAATGCCCCGATGGGATACTTAGGGGTGAATGTGTATGATACTGGTTCTCTCATATTACTTTCCTGTTAGGTTGTGTGACATATTATAGTATAGATGACTCTTCTTAGCTTGGAGTGTGATCAAAAGTTGAGTCTCTAATTCCAACATCTCCTGATCAGTACCATAGGCTAAGATTGTACGGATGAATCTTGAGGGGCATTCATTGTACTCTGCGATAAGGCTTTCACTGCTGCAGACATATCCATCATCAGCTGTTCCCTTGTGCTTTCCGATATACTTTCTATCGGTGTCCTTGCAAATCCACAAGTACACAAATGACTCACCGCTATTGCTGTAGGCGTTAGTCTCGGCAGGGACTTCGACATTGTATTCTCCCTTGATATGGTCTTGCCATATTTCTTTCACATAAGCAACCATAGGTTTACCCTTAGGTGCTCGCCACATTACTACGAATGAAGGACTACCTTCGTTTTCACAGAGATGTTCATAGACCCATTTGTTATGGAGTCCTGTATACTCAGTGTCACCGATAGTAACCTTCACCATAGACTTACCTGAGTCAGAGGTATACTCTTCAACTTCATCTACGGTACATTCGTAGATATCAAAGAGTTTATCACTACCTGCGACCCATCGTTTGACAGTCTTGATTAAGTTCATTGTGCTAACATATATAAGCCCACGTTACCGAGAGCATATCCGAAGTAAGTTATTGACATACCTATGTTGCCTTTCATATACTGTTCTATAGCAATATAGAGGTATACGAAACCAACACAGGCGATTAAGATAGGAGATTCAACTTGCATACATGCTCTTTGTATTCCTGTTTAGTTAACCAGATGGATTTACATCTAGGGCATTCATAAGCATGACCTATGACGACTTTACCATTGACTTTTGATTGTTGGGTCTTTACGATTCTAGGCTTTAGAATCATATGCTTGTGTCCTAAGTTGTTCAATGATTTCAGGTGAGATGTCGTTAGGGGAACCATACTCGTATTCAGCAAGCATAGTTCTACCTTCGTATACTCGTAGGATGTCTTTGAGTATAAGGACTAGTCGCATTTTAATTTACAGTTGTCTAAGTGCCACCGTTTCATATTTAAAAGGTCTCCTTCTTTATTACAGTGTGGACATTTAATTTTTGATTTACGCATGTCAGTATTGACATTGTTATTTGTTGTTAATTTAACTCTAGAGATTCCTGTAGCAATGGAAGCTTCTCTTAGAGATTTGTATTCTATACCATTAACTGTAATTGGTTTAGCTGTTGCATATATAGTTGGATCTCTACCCTCTAGTACGGCTTTTACTATACGTTTATAAGATAATCCTAGAGCCTTTTGAGCTGCAGCTATTGATTCGTATTCAATATTATTTACTGTAATTGATTTTGAAGTCACTAGTTTGCTAGCTAATATTCTAGCTTCTTGGTTAGATATACTACCTTCTAGACATTTCCATGCAATATAGTCTTGGGGTTTACCGTAAATTTCGTATAGTTTTTTATGAGCTAATGCGTGTTCTTCTACAGTTATGGGTGCTGTTAAATTCCATTCATCATTTGTACCACCCATGTGTTTTGGGATTATATGGTGACGGTGCATAATATTCCTTTCTTATTTTCCTATTAGGCACCGGCTAAAAGGATTATTTACTTGATACTTCAATTAGTTTGTCTAAGTACCATTTAGCTTTTGTTAGGTCTTGTACAAATGGGTCTTTGAGTTTTGATCTCATTAAGTATTTGTAGATTTGACCCATTAAGTGGGCTTCTACCCCATTAAAACGATCTAGCATAGGTACCATTAGGTCCATGTATTGGTAGCCATATGCTACATTTTTGTAGTGGTCAGGATTGATTTGGTCTTTGATCATAGGCGGTTCCTGTGTAGTTAAGATTTGAAATGAGGTTTCATGTTCATCAATTTCACTGTTGTATGATTTTGCTCGTGCATTAGGCCACAGCTGTTTAAATGATTGTTGATCGTAGAAGTCAGTCATTAGTACACATCTCCGTTTTCAATGATTTTAGAATCTTCATAAGGTGCAGCTACACGGCGGTAGAATTCGAGTTTAGCACCTTCGAGAGCACCTACGATATCATTAATACTTTGATAACAGGGTTTGTTATTGAAGTAGTTTTTGATAATCATAGTAATAACATAGTTTAATTCACCTGCTTGGTCAGGGAATTCTGTATTGAGATCAACTACATTACCACGGTGTTGTGTGATTAGTTTACTTTTTGTTTCAGGGGGTAAGTAGGGCATTAATTTTCCTTAGTGAAATGATACTCGGTACCAGATATAGTATACTGCAATGATTCCTACTAAACCAATCATAGATACTCCGCAATGATAGTGTCGCATGCTTTATCGACAGTTGAACGCCATTCAGTGACAAGGGATTCAAAGAATGGATGGATAATAGAAGCATCAGCTTTGAATGCTACTACGGGTTTGCGTAGAACATACGAAGCATAGAATACTTCCATAGCAGTACCATGCTTGGCTACTGTTGGATTATCAAGGTTGACAAGGATGATATCAGATTCTTGAATGTCTCGTAGATCTAACTCGAAGATACGCTTCATGTAGCGTTGTTCGAAGTTATGTACTCGGCGGGTAGGGTCTAATGTTAGTACATCATTTTGGTTTAGTTGCCATGATGCAATGTCACGCCAACCTTTAGCGGCTTCAGCTGATACATGCTCCATTGGACCTGCGAGATACACGGTTCTTTTCATTTAGTTTACTTTCAAGATTAGTTATGTATTCACGAGCATCATTACAGGGTACTTGGCTGTGCCAGAACAATAATGCAGCGTTTGTTAAGGTAATACTACCAATTTTACCTTTTAGTAAGTATTTTAAGTACTCACCTTTGCTCATTTAGAATACCTCTAGTTTAAGTTCTTTAACTTTTTGAGTACACAGATTGTTTAATGTTCTGAAGTCAATCTTAGGATTTTTAAAGTCTTTAAGGATGTTCCACATTTCTTCAGTGATTAGATCATGGTACACAGTTGTCAACAAACGAGGGATGTACTTAGAAGACCAACCATCCATCTCATTTGTGATTTTAGCATGGACTTTATCAACAAGGTGTTTATCAACGAACTTGCTAATGATTTTATCTTCAATGATTTCACCACCTACTAATGGAGCGCCCATCTCTTTGTGATGACTTTCTTTGAAAGCATTAGTGATTAGCTTAGCCCATGTTTGACGACCATACTTATTTTCGTAAGCATAGTTCTTGATAACAATACCTTCGCCATTACCTTTACCGTCATCAATCAAGAAGAAGTTACGGCTGAGACATTCTTGGTATGTTTCATAGTTACCGTTCTTGATGATAGCGATAGGTGCAATGTAGTCTACAAGTGCAGCATCCAAGATGTCTTTGTATTTATCATAGTGGATGTACTTTTCAGAACTACGATCATACACATCGAAGATATAGAATTTACGCCATGCATCATCACGATAGGTTTTAAGGCTATGTGGTACAAGCCATTCACCATAGAACACTAGATGAGGGTGTGCTTTAGTAAGCTCGATATGTGCTTGACTGATAGACATTGCATGGTAGAAACCTGCGTTGTCAGCTTCAAGTGTTAGGTGACGATTACGACTACCTGCTTGAATACAGTCATTTTGATACCAGATACTACCGTTAGTACCGTCAATTTTAGGAAATACATATGATGTACCTACTTCGATACCGTCAGTTTCATCAGTGTGAAGCTTTTCAAGGTGTTGGTATTTGATGAATTCAGTCATTTAATTTCCTTATCATTAATCCATGTAGGTGTTTGATGAAAGCCATAGTCTCTTGCCTTATTATGTACAATTTCCCAGAAATGATCAACGTCACAGATGATAACACGACAGGAGTAAGTAGTATTGAAATCGGCTACGTGCTCTTTTATTGTTGCTTCTGCGATATGTGATGCAATTTGGTTAATTAGTTTATGTTTAATTTCATTCTTTATATCGAATGAGCCTAGATTCCTTTGCACGTTTGATACTACACATTGTGCTGAGAAGGTTTCTTTCATTTAAGAACCTTTGTTACTTTAAGGGAGTTTGCTGTGTACCATACGCCACCTTGAGACTCTGGGCGTACATGCTTAGTGTAGTCTTTGATGATCACACGACACCATACACGACCTTTCTTTGATAGGTGTGGTGCTTTCATTTCAGCACAACAATGCCAACCGGGACGATGTGCATAACCTTTAGTTGGATGATCTTCTGCTTGGTATTCTTTATTTAATTCAACTCGTTGGGTACGGTTGATAAATAGTGGACCAAGTGAACCATCTTTACGGAGTCGAAAGAGTTTATATGCGTGTTTAGCCATCATACTTCCTCTACTTCAGACCATGCTTCAAAATGATACACATTATTGTCTTCACCTACACAGTGGCTATACATACCATCAATGTTTGTTAGTTTGTATTCAAAGTCAGGTGTCATTGGGACAAGTGCATCAGGTGGAACTTGTGGTTTTTCAGTTAGTTTGAAATGTGAACCTCGTTTTAACTCATACAGTTTCATCAACAACTCCGTTTAGTTTATCTGCATAGGTTTGTGCTTCTTTTTCGGTTAGGAATAGTGTAGCATCTTTGTACTCGATTTCTTTACCAGCAACACCGTAGTACATACGATCAAGACCTTGTCGGCGAAATACTAGGTAATGGTTTACTTCAGAAGTTTTCACTTTTAAATTCCTCTAAGAATTGTTGTACGATATAGTCTTTGATACCTTCATCAATCATTGGGGAGATATCACGGTTGTGGTGATCAGTGATCATGGACATTTTTTCAATGTAGCACTCTTCTGGGTAGTCAGGTTCGTTTTTTAAGCCATAACCATCAAGGGAGCCTTTCTCTTCAGGTGAATAGTAGATATCACACATGAATGTGATTTTAGTTTCTTCATCAAAGTATACAAAATCGTGGTTCATGTTGATAATACCTGTAGAGTCATATTGATAGCTTGCACAATCATCATTTGTTCTTGTGGATGTAGTTGATCCCAAGGTCGGCTGTTAGGAAAATGTTCTTGCATTTTCTTGTAGTACTTTTCTACATCACTCATTTTAGTTTCCATTTCACAAAGCTAACAAGTTCGCATGCTAACCATACGACACCTCCGATAGCACAGCTCCACATGATAATACCGAGGGGCAGCACCAAGAAGTACAGTTCCATTTCTTTATCACTCATCATCGTAACTCCACGACTCAGATACGTAGGGTTCGCTATCGATAGATGTTATATCGAAGCACTCTAGGGCTAGTTTTTCTGCTTCTTCACGAGAGTCAGCATCTATCATCATTCCTTGTGAAATTTCTATTGTTACAAACCATTCAGACATTCTTTAGTACCTCAATTAGTTCATTTGCAAAAGTGTTTTCGTCACGGTATGTTTTACCTAGATTACCCTCAGTGATACGGTGCATTAAGGCTTCTTTGGTAGTTTCTTCTGGATCCCATTGACCTTCAAGACCGTAGCAAGAGCAGTGACCACCGTTTACTTCAAACAGTTTACCGTCTTTACGGAATAGTACGAAAGCATCACCTTCATAGCATTCATAGGTGTATGCTGCTAGCAGGATTTCAATGTCATCAAGCTCACCGTTATATAGGTGCATACTTTGCCATGCAGGGTCATCAAAGAATTCTTTAATGATATCTTCTTTAGATTCAAAATCGCCGATGAATACTGTCATTTAATCACCTTTAGAGCTTCTTTCATTAAGTCTTTGTCGTCATCATAGAGACATACACCAGGGACATCTGCTAGCTTATCGATTATGAGTAGCAGCAGGGCAATAATTAGTTTGTCTTTAATGTTCATTAATTTCCCATCATTTCAACATAAGGTTTATACAATGTGTTACGAGTTTCGAAGCTACCGTCATCAAACTTTTTAAGTACAGATGATGTACGCACTTTATCAGAACCCCATGCAGGGTGGTTAACAGTACGAACATGAGCTACTTCATGACCTTCGAACATATCTGTATCAAAGATAGGTGTACCTACAAAGAATACAGTTGGTTTTTCATAGTCAGCTGGACGTTCATCAAGGTGTTTGCGGTATGCAACAGCTGTTTCGATTGATATAATATCGTGGATCATTTGAGTTCCTTAAGAGCTTTACGGATGCGAGTAGCTTTGTTGCGGTCGTTACGTAGTTCTGTTTTCCAGAAGTTTAGTCGGCGAAAGTCTTCACTTGTTTCTTCAGCGAGTAGGATGTCACAACGGTCGTAGTTTTTAGCTACCATTGCTTTACTGAAGCAGATGTTGTATTCTACGTTTTCTAGTTGTTCAATTAGGGCTTTACGGGCTAATACACGGGCTGAATGACTGATCATATGGGTTCCTTTTGGATGAAATAAAAAGCCCGTTCAACAGACTTGTGGGTCTGCCGAAGGGCTAGTTTTACAGTGGGTAGTTGTCAGCTCAGAAGTCTGAATCATCGTGAGTAGAAGGTGTAGAGCCACCATCTTCATCATCGAAGTCAACAAAGTTACCACTCTTTGGTTCGTATTTAACGAGGTCAGTTACTTGTACTGCAGTGAGCATTACAGAGGTACCTTCTTTGGTTACAACACCTTTGGGTGTCTTGATTTGGTAGTCTTTTAAGAATACCATGACGTTACCTGTAGAGCCGTTACCGATAGACTTAGGGTCTAATGGTTGTTTATTGGAGTCAACAATACGAACTGGTGCTGCTGGTGAACCATCTTTCTTTTCGGCTTTCTTCTTGAGGTTAATAGATACTTTACCTGTATCTTTACCGTCTTTATCTTTAACTGCTTTAACTTTACCGAATACTTCGAGTTCTGCAGCACGCTTCTTAGGCACAGCAAGGCTGATTTCCCATTGGTCAGTACCGAAGGGGCTAACTGGTTTAGCTGGATCGAGCTTAGCCCAGTTGAGTTCAACGTTTTTGATGATTTCGTTGCGGCCTTCGTTGTTGTTTGCTTGTGTCATTTTGATTTCCTTTTGGAAGATAGTTTACGTTTAGATGAAATTTACTAGATGGTACCTAATAGGTAATGGTGTTGTTTTGGTTTGTGCCGAAGGCTCCTTACAAAGTTTTAAAGAAAGAATTTTATGACAGAATCACAATCACAAACAGGTTACCCTGAGTATGAGCGTTCAACTAAAGGGCGTAGTGTTCACCCTAATTCGTTAGCTAACCTTAAACGACTTACACCTGAGACCGCAAGAGTTAATCAAGTTAAGTCAGTAGAAGCTAAGAAAGCTAACATTGCAGCTCGTGAAGCAATGAAACTTAATGCTAAGCACTTTCAAGAGGTCATGGATGAACTTCCTAAGTTATCCAGCTTAGACATTATGAGAATGGCTATTCACAAAGCTATTGCTGAGGATAATTACGAGGATGCTGCAAGGTATGCTGCTTTATTAGCAGAATATGAACAACCGAAGTTAGCCCGTATTGAACAGACTAACACTAATCGTACTGCAGACCTTTCAGATGAAGAGTTGCAAGAGATTATTCGTAAAGAAGGTTTATAAAAAAAAATAAAGAGAGAATCGTAATGATTCTCTTTTTTATTTCTACTTAGAGATGTTCCCTATTAGGTACCGACTAAGCGATATGCCAAGTTACGGTTGCTGTTTTAGATGAACCAAGTTCATAAAACAACATATCTTCTGCGTCAACTTCATTATCATGGTAGTCACGATATTGTTTGTATGCTGCTTCAGGACAGTTACCGAAAGAGACGTCAGCGCTACGGCCCCATTCATCTTCTTGTTTCATGCACATCCACATATTTAGTCTTTCTTAGACAAATAGAGAGCCATACGAGTAGCCAATGGGTAGGTTACTTCAGAGTACATGCTTTCAGTTTTGTACTTTTCAGGTACTTCAAAGGCATTAAACAAAGCATGCATACTGTTGAGTTCAGCTTTAGCGGTATCTTCTAATTTTGAGTAATGATCTTTCATACGTTTTTCGTAGTCAATATCTTTTGTTAGCTGTTCAATTTTAGCTTTCATGTCTTTGTTAGCTTCATAGATAGACTTTACTTCAGTATCAGTGAGAGTGATGTTGATTGTTTCGAGGTCAGTACCGTTGACGTTGATAGAGATTGTGTTCATGGTAGTTCCTTAGAGTGGTTGATATTGAGTGACAGTTACTTGTACAGGTTTTACTTCAACGATTTCTACGTCACCGTAGTCATAGTCGCTGTAGTAGTTACCTGAGCGATTGTGTGTTACAGCGTAGAATTTAGTATTGCATTTAACAATATCTTGTTTAAAGGCATAATCTTTGAAGCTGATTTCCCATTCACCTTCTTCGATTACTTCAATATGACTATTGTATTCGTTATCGTCATCTAAGATTAGTTTGTGGATTGTCATATTAAGCTCGCTTTTCGAGTTCAGCTAACACAGCTGCTTTAGCTAGGGCAAGTTCTTGGAGTTGTTTAACTACATAGGCATTTAATCCTGCATCAAGGTTGGACAGTTCGGTTTGTTTGTTTTTGATTCGTACAAGAAGCTCCATGAGGCTATCAGGGCAAGTCTTTTCAATGACTGCTCCGAATACGATAGTTTGAGTGGTGATGATAGGTGTTGACATAGTGTTCTCCAAGGTACAGGGTTGAGTATTGCTGATGTTGACTTCAGCACAAGGGTTGGTTATTTCCCGAGCTACATAGTAACAGCAACTAACGGGGTCAAAAGTTAGAAGGTTTAGGGCTTTAGCTTTTATGCAGATAGAGTTAACAGAACGCTTTAGTTCTTTTGCTATTTGTAGAGATGACAGATTACCTGCATTGATTTCTACGCGTAGTAGCTGCATGTCATAGTTTGACCATATTTTACCATGGTTTTCTCTATGATTCGCTTCATCCTTCTGGATGATTAGGTATGTTGCGAATATGACTTGGTTCATACAAGTTCAACAGTTTCTTTGATACGCTTGATGTCAGTGTTCTTAACTTTAACAACACGAACACGGCTTAGGTCAGCATTATCCCATTGTTCACGGATATCTTGGATGATTCGTTCTAGGGTGATATCACCAGCGAAATCCCATAACATATCTTCTTCAACGATACCATGCTCATCTACGGTGTAGATTAGGTATGTGTAATTTGCTTTATTGGTGTTAGGTTTATTGCCCTTTGACACGCTAGGCACGGTTTTGCTAGTAGCCATTTTCCTGACTTTCCTGTTCTGAAGATGTGAATAGAATGTGCTTTGGTTAGGTCTTTGCATCGGATGATAGCATCAATTTCAGCATGTAGGAATATTTTTTCAGGTAAACCTACAGCTGCAGCACATTCAGCTTGGAATGGGTGAGACTTCGTATAGTTGTTTTGACCTATACTTAGGACTCTACCTCGTTTATCATAGATGATTGCAGTTAGACTCTCCTTATTCCTGATCTTTGTCAAATGTTACTCCTGAACCTCTCACATACTTAACCCATATGAGTTTACCATCTAGAAAGCATTTTTGAACACCTGTTATGGGATCAAACACAATACGCTCTTTATCTTTAACAGACTTCCTTACTTTTACAATGAGTTGTCTGTAGATTTCAGCGGCGTTTTCTGGATTCCTCGGCTGTAAGCTTGGCATTTAGGTTCTTTCCTTTGTCTATTTCTCTTGAATCAAGGATTTCTTTACGTTTCTTTTCAGAGCGTCTATCGTACCATACTCTGAACAGCATCATAATGAGAAACCATACACTGAGTATAGCTAGCCAGATCATGGTAGTTCTCTGACGATCGAAATCATTACTTTAGCGCATGTTTTTTGTTTTTCTTCTGAGTGGTATAGGAATTCAGGGACAGAGATGTTATGACGCATTATGTTTTTGAACGCTTCATACTCGTTTTCGTCATCGAATGTTATAGACACATTTACAGGTCCAAACTTTGGTTTTTCTTTGGTTGATATGATTGTAATCATTTAGATAATCTCTGCTTTGATTGGTGTACCATGCTCATCAAATGTTACTTTGATATTGTCAGCACAAGGTTGTTGATCAGCTGTAGCCCATACAGTGTTGTAACGGGTATCAATATGAACATGGATGTTAGCAGTAGTAGTCATAGGTTTAGAAGTGAATTCATACATATCACTACTTACACGGTAGACATCACCCGGGTGTTTGTATGGAGCTACTTTTTGCCATTCTTGGCTTTCATCTCTACGAAACGAGATAGTTTTACCAAATAGGAAGTCATTGACGATGGCTGGATGGAATCCACGATAGATTTTCTTCATTTAGATTACCTCTGCTTTGGTTAGTTTGTTATCTTCGAATGTTAGTTTGAGATTGTGGTATGGTTGTTTAGCATCCTCATGTACTGCGTCAGTGAATTGTGTATTATAAGCTCCATCTTTAAACACCTTAGTGTATCGCGCATGAGTTTCAGGTTTGATGCGATATTCGAAGTCATTAGGAAAAAAAGTAATTTCACCTTTGTATGGGTTTTTAATATTCCATCTTTGTAGTTTACTACGGTCTAACTCGCGATATTCAATAGTCTTACCAGCGATATAGGCTTTGATGATCTCAATCATTTTAGTACTCCTTAGTAACGATATAACCACATTCTTTGTATGAAGATTCTTTAACCCTGAAGTAATCTTCAAAATGATAAGTTTTCATTGTTACACTACCGCTATTACTAGCATATTTTTGTAATCCACTCCAGATACTATCAGTTAGACGTCTTGTTGGACCTCCACCAGTAATATTTCCACAGATAGCAACAATAACATCTAACTGTTCTTGAGTTAACTCTACTTCATATACTTGTTCCTCTTTCTTTACTAGTTCTTCTACTTCTTTGTAAGTAGTAGTAACCACTGGAACCTCTTTGATAACCTTCTCATAGGATACATTGGTGTATTGATTAACATTCATTGATTAACCTCTTTGATTAAAACTCTTTGATGATATTCTCTTAATTAATACTCTATTATTAATAATCACCTACCTAACGGAGGAGGAAAATTCCTAATAGGTACCGACTGTGAAGTTGTTGATTTATATCACTTTTTAGATTTAGACTCCTCTTTTTCGATGATTTCATCTAACTTAGAGTTAACGGCTTTAAGGAGCTTAGAACCAAACTCTTTAGCTTCAGGTGTCTCGACAACACGCTCAACAGCGTAAGCACCAACCATCAGATACATGGTTTTCTTAGCAGGTAAGAATACCATTAAGAAGGCTGTGACGATGATTACGATAAAAGATGCTTTAAACATTTTCTTTTCGGTATCACACTCACGCCATGTAGTGGTTGCTAAGGTCATTCCTGAGATGAATGCTATGAAAGCAGCAATGATGAAACAGATTAATGACAGACATGCGAGGTTTTCGATGACGTCAATGAGGTAGATTGTCCACATATGGATGTTCCTTTAGATGTTTTTGGATGATGGTCTGATGGGTATTAAGTTAGTGGTTACTAACTATGAGTGTCTGAAAGGTATGGTCTGATAGTAAGTTAGCACTCACTAACTATCAGCTTTTGACACCCACAAAACACTCTCCACAAACCCCGATTTCTCCCGAGAATCTCCGCTATGACACTTCTCTGGGTATTTTCCTCTCAGAATATACCCAAGGAATGCCATAACGGTACCTTCTTGGAGCCGTTATTGGTGTTCCTTCTCTAGGTATGCGTCATAAGCGTATGCCTCTCGTTGGTACACTGTGAGTTCCTGTAGGTATTCTGCTAGTTTATTCTCCACTGTTGGTGCATTTACCTGTTTATCCAGTATTTGGATGGTCTGTTGGTAGCCTTTCAGCAGAAAACATAGCACATTTACCTCTTCTGAGGACATTTCTAGAGAGAATGTCCCTCTATGCTTGGTTAGTCGCATGATTTCTTCTCCTGTTTTGTGTTAAACCTACGAAATCTGTAGGAAGAGCGTTGTTTCAGCTCCTCCTTTGTGTATTTCTCCTTAGATTCGGACGAGTTGGTCATAAGTTGCTGTGTATTCTACCATAGTTCCGTCAAGATCTACGATAGTACACATCTGTTCGAGTGCTGCCTTGGTAGAAGCATAGGCGAATGCTACAGGACGACCCTCGACATCAGCCGACATGAGAGCGTTACATGCGAATTCTTCGAGAGATTCGTAGAGAGCGTCCCAAGAGTCCATTCCGAACTGTTCTGGTGTGAGTGGGTTGAGCAAAAGGTATTTAGACATGATTTTCTCCTTGAAATGTCTGTGGATTATTCAGCTGACTCGATGTTGTAGAACCAAACCTTTGGATCGTTACCACCAGCAGCAATAAAGCGTACCAGATCACCATTGTCGTAGGCTTTCTGGAGGTCTTTAGTGAGTGCCTTCAATGTCTCAGTGTGAGTGATACGATCGATACGGCATTGACGCTTGTATCCATCAGAGCCTGTCGCTTCGATACTACGAGTGATCTCATTGAACGAGAGTTCTTTGATCTTCACAGGATTAGACATACGATCTTCTCCCAATGGGTTGTTAGTAGAGAACAATACATCGATCTTGTTGATAGATGTGAATTTAGGTGTGAAAGCTTTAGTCATAATATTTCCTTTGAGTTGATGATTGTTGCTTGGTACCTACCCCAAGTGGTCTCTCCGTTATAAGCCCGAGAAGAGCATTACTCAGTAGTAACGAACTACATCTACCATCGCTGGTAAATATTTGTTTAGCTCATTGACATCATTTGTCTTGGTGATCAAACGACCTGTCTGTTTAAAGTACACGTAGTACATATTACTCTCCTTTGAGGTTGTAGTAATCAATGGTTTGTTGCAATGCGATCTCTTCGGCTTGGTCACGATGCATGTTAGCTTGGTACTCTAAAATACCAGCACGTTCTTCAAAGAACTCTCTTTGGACTTCATTCAAGGCTGATACCTTGATTTGGATCATTAACGACATACGATCTCCTCTGCTTCGGTTAGTAAGATGAATAGTTGTGCACAAGCAGTGACACCACTAAAGAACAAGACACCAACCAACAAGAGGTCATAGCCTTGTTGCTCAAGAGCGATCATAGCGTAGTGTACACAGTTAGCCCAGAACAATAGCACTGAGCCGTGGATGAGGTATTTCATGTTGGTCTCCTTAGAACATGACAGAGCAAGAGCGCTCTCCACAGGGCATAACCCTGTAGGCAGGACTCTTAGGCAACAACGAGATCCTCAGCAGCCATGACCTCGTCGATCAAAGCAACGACAGCAACAGTACGACCACCAGACCAGATGGTAGAGACCAGCTCCTTGAGCAACAGGTACTGAGCAAGAGGAACATCACCAGCATGACCGTGAGCAGACGGCTCAGCCAACGCCCACAGGAACACCTTCAGGTCAGCAGCATAGCGATCACGGTCCTCAGCACGGAGAGGACACAGGTCAGACGACCAGTGCTCAACACGCCAACCACTGGAAGACGAGCGACACAAGCGGTGGTTGGACAGGCGAACAAACCACATACCAACACGGAACAAAGAACCAGTCAACACAGACCAAGAGCGGAACAAGACACGAGCAAACATAGGAACCTCCAAAGAAAGAAAGAAAGAGAACAGGTCAAGCAGCCCAGAGAGCCACAAGAGAACCACACAAACAGAACGAGTACACAGCACCAACCCAAAGAGGAAGGACAGACCACACGACACCCGCCACAACAGCGAGCAAACAGAAGCAGCAACCAACAGTGAGAAGAGAAAGAAGAGCAGACACAGGACACCTCCAAGAGAGAACAGAGACAAGGGACGACACGCCCGAGCAACCACCACGACAGCCCAAGCAAAAGCAGGGGGGGGACACGGAAGGAAGCACAAGGGCGAACCAACACACTTTAATCCTTTTTCACACACAAAGAAACTTTACCCCACAGACTTCCTCCCACAGACACTCCCCAGAAAACTTCACTTTCCGATTCTTTCTGAAGAGTGGTAGGGGTACCCAAAAATTATAGTATATTTTCTCCCAAGAAAATAATAATAAATATTACTATGGGCTTTTATAAACGAAAGTATTAGTCGGTTCCTATTAGGAAAATCTATTTAATATAGGACACATAATGAACAACCATAAAAAGCTAGAGGCTTTAAGGGAATTAAAAAGACGGGAAAAGATTAAAGAATATACAGGTAACTTTGAGACATTCGCCAAAGAACAAATCCGTATTCTCCCGAAAGATTCCCGAGAGGGGTTCCAACCTTTTGTCTTTAACGAGGCACAACATATTGTAAATGATGCTATTGAAAAACAGTTGAAAGAAACTGGTAAAGTAAGAGCTATCATTTTAAAAGCGAGACAGATGGGGTTATCGACCTATTCTGCGAGTAGAGTATTTTGGAAATCATATTTCAATAAGTATAACAAGTCTGTTGTTATGGCGCATGATAGTGCTACTTCGGATGCTTTGTTTACGATGTCAAGAAATATTATTTCCCACATGACGGATGAGTTCCGTCCAGAATTAAAGAAGTCTAACGCCAAAGAGATTATGTTTGAACATAATGAGAGTGGATATAGGCTATATACTGCGGGTTCTCCTGAAGCGGGTCGAGGTATTACACCTACGATTGCTCACCTTTCAGAGGTAGCTTTCTGGCTTCACGATGAGAAGATCTTAGCGGGTTTATTTCAGGGTATTTCACAGGCTGACGGTACCGAGGTTATCCTTGAGAGTACAGCTAACGGCGTAGGTAATTCTTTCCATAGATTATGGAAGGGTGCCGTAGAAGGTACCAACGAGTATATCCCTATTTTCGTACCATGGTTTTTGATGACGGAATATAGACGGGCTGCGCCAGAAGGTTTTGAAAGAACTCCTGAAGAAGAGCTTCTTGTTACAAGATTTAATCTTGATAATGATCAGTTATATTGGAGAAGATTAAAGGTAGCTGAGGGTGGGTTGGATAAGTTCCGACAAGAGTACCCTAGCACACCTGATGAAGCATTTATTGTTTCAGGTAGTAATGTATTTAATGTAGAGAAGTTATCAGCTCTTGTTCCTCAACCTATACTTGCTCAGATGGACTTTAACTTTGAGTCTCAAATGATGGAGCAGGTAAAGAATGGATCGATTGAAATTTTTAAGTATCCTACTTTTGAAGATTCTTTTGCTATTGGGGCTGATGTTAGTCTCGGGGTTGGGAAGGACTATTCCACGGCGATAGTGATGAATGCAAAAAGAGAAGTATGTGCAGTATATAGAAATAATACTATTGACCCATCCCAGTTTGGCGATCTATTGTTCTACCTTGGCAGGTATTATAATAATGCTTTATTGGCTGTAGAATCTAACAGTATGGGTATTGCTACTCTAAATAGGCTAACTCAAATGGGTTATGTCAATATGTACTTCCAAACGAAGATGGCTAACGTGAGTAAAGAAGAAGGCACCCGTATTGGGTGGAGAACCACAATGGCTTCTAAACCAGCCATTATTGGATTCTTGAAGAATGCTATCGAGCAGGAAGACATTTGGATTCCTTCCCGAATTGTTATTGGGGAGTTGATGAATTATGTTGCTGACGATAACGGACGCACTAACGCTATTGTCGGTCATAATGACGATACTGTTATTGCTCTTGCGATTGCGCTCGAAGTGATCCGTACTCACGGAGATAGACTAACAACCAACAAGGTATCCTTCACACAGAAGATAGGATCCTTTGAACCGGATAATACAAAATGGCTATAGATTTAAAATTAACAAGTGAACAAAAGAAACAAATGAGTTCTTTTGTTAAACCAACTCCTCAGGGTAAATTAATGAACCCTAAGGAAAAGGTAGGCGAGAAGTCTGAAAGGACTTTACCTATCAGAGGTCGCTAAGGAATATCCCTTGTGTCCTATCCGTTGGCTACTCATGGCAGGGATGATAGTAGTAGCACCCATAACAGTCGTGTTGACTGATTGAATGATTGAATGTTCCAAGGAAGGTTAACATGACAGACAAACAAGGTATCCATCGCTTTAAAGCAGATAGGTATAAAGAGTCCGTTGGAGATGACGAACTCTTACAGATGATTGAACAGGGTATTACTAACTCTGTTGGTGACTTCTTAAACAGTTCCGACTTAGCTCGTGAACGCCAGAAGGCTACATACGAATATGGTATGATGCCTAACTTCCACTTGACTCCTCAAGGTGTATCTCAGATTGTTTCATCTGATACAGTAGAGGCGGTAGAAGGTTATACAGCAATCTTAGCTGAACTTATGTTTAACAACAATAGGTTGGCTAGGTTTATTCCCGCCGGATCTCAACCTAAAGATTTTCATGAAGCCAAGACTGCTTCTGACCTAGTTAACTATGCTATCTTTAAGCAAAATAACGGTTGGGAAATCCTTAATACGTGGGTTAAATCTGCTTTGTTATGGAAGAACAGTATTGTTCGTTGGGAGTTCATTGAGGACTTCGACTACTCATTTGAAGAGTACGATACTATCAGTCAAGATAACCTAGACATCTTGTTAGCCGATGACGGTATCGAAGTCATGGGTAAACTTGAGTATGATAACGAACTTGGTAATGATGAACAGGGTAACGCTGTTTACCAAATGGTTTACAAGAACGTAAGACTTCGCCGTAAACATAATAAGACAAGAATTAATATTAAGAACGTACATCCAGAATGTTTCCGTATCACTCGTGATGCGCACTCATTAGATGATGCAGCGTTCGTGGGTGTTCAGATCGACATGACTCGTTCTGAAATCCGTAAGTATTTTCCACATATTGCTGAAGAGATCAACTGGGACACTATTGGTGATGGGTCATATGATTGGGCCACCAAGTACACCGAAGAGCAGTCTGCTCGTAAACGTCTGGTTGGCGAAGAGTATTGGCTTGGTGGAAATTCCCGTGAACTATTTCCTTCAGAGGCGAATAGACAAATTACTGTTATCGAATGTTGGCTGAGAGTTGACAGAGATGGTGACGGTATCGCAGAGCTAAAGCACTTTATTATTGCTGGCTCAATGATTCTTCTTGAAGAAGACTGTGACACTATTCCGCTGGCGACTCTTTGCCCTTTCGAAGTACCTCACGAGTTCTTTGGTTTGTCTGTTGCGGATATGATTCGCCCAGCTACGTTAGCTACTACCGCTATCATGCGCGGTTTCGTAGAGAACGTATACTTGACAAACTACTCACCTAAGTTAGCTGACCCTAACGTAGTTGACTTCAGTGCGCTTCAAAACATGAAGCCTAAGCAAATCATTGCTACTAACGGTAATCCTACAGGCGCTGTTCAAGCGTTGACTCCTGACACTATTAGCTCAGGTACTGTACCATTACTAGAGATGCTACAACTCCACAAAGAGCAAGCCACTGGTCTGTCAAAAGCAGCTCAGGGTCTCAATGACACGTTGTACGTATCAGGTAACAGTGAAGAGAAAATGGCTAAGGCTATGTCTGCAGCACAAGTACGTATTCAGTACATGGCTCGTAGATTTGCCGAGACAGGCTTTAAACGACTTACTGAGGGTATCTACAAGACTCTCCGTGATAAGATGCGTGGTAAGACCATGCACTACTACGATCAAAATGATATCTTTAAGAGTGTAGATCCAGGTACATTACCCTCTAACCTCTTGTTATACATTGATGTGGACGTAGGTGAGAATTCTAACCATAACACTATCAAAAAGATGGCTATGGTTGGTCAACAGCTAATTCCAGCCCTGCAAGCAGCGGGTGCAGGTGGTGCTGTAAATCCTGAAGCTGCAGTGCGTATTGCCTGTAAGACTTTAGAAGCTTTAGATTTAGACCCATTAGACTACATGGTAGACTACACGGACCCTAAGTTTAAAGAACAAGCCCAAAAGTCTCGACAAGCTGAACAACAAGCTCAAGAGAAACAAAAAGCTTTAGAAGAGCAAGCCAAGCAATTGGACTTAGCACAAAGACAGGCTACGGTCGATCTTACTAATGTACAAGCTAAGAACGCTCTTCAAGATAATACTAAACAACTTATGGTTGCTCTTGATAAATCTTATCAGGAGTGGGGTAAGCTGTATATCATGGCGGCTAAAGAAGGTGTTGATCCACCTAAGCAACCTGATATTCAACAACTCCTACAAATGGCACAGGCATTCATCAAAGGTGAAGTGACTGGTGATGCTTCCCGCCCACAAGGTGGACAGCCCATGCCGCAGGTTCAAGGGCCAGCTGCAGCTATGGAACAACCACAATAATGTAACCCGAACTTTCCCGAAAGGGAGAGTTCACCTAACACTTTAAATAATGGACAAATACAAAGAAGGCTTTCAGAAGAGAACAAAGCCAAAAATGAACCATGATACTGGTGAATATGTTGTAGAACCTTTCCGTGATGCTCAAGTATCACTAGGTAAAGCAGAATTCGCAGTAAGAGAACGAGAACAATTCTTTGGTGAAGCGTACTCAGAGATCTTAGCAGACCTCTTTGTTACTTGGCTGAAGACTGAACCTCACGCTGTTAAAGAGCGAGAGTTCCTATACCATACCGCTATGGCATTAGGTAGCGTTAAAGAAAAGCTTGTAGGTATTGAGATGCTTGGTAACAACATCAAATACATTAACAAGTTAAAACAAGAAGCCAAAGAAGAGGGCAAGAAAGAAAATGAGTAAATACGTTAAAGCAAAAGAAGTTCTAGTTCGTTCACGAGACGAAGTATTAGGTGAGCTCGTTCGTGCAGGTGAGAGTGGTGGTGTGGGTCTATCCCAACGTTTCGCCCCTATTCTTGTTAACTTGCAGGGTGCTATCGAAGCAATCGATCGCATTACGGGTACACAAGATCAGCCAAAGGAAAACTTTGCTGAGAAAATGAAGGCTGCTAAGGCAGCTAAAGCGGCTGAAAAAGCTGCACAATAAAACGGACACAAGGAATTAATATATGAATTTATCACATCTCTCTACCAACACCCCTGCTTCAGAAATAAGCAGTGCGAGTTTTGATGACGGAAGTGTAAGTGCAGATTTGGAAGCAAAAAGTCTTGATGACATTCTACGTAATAGCCCTGCAGCAGAATTGCTCGGGTTAAAAGAATCTCTACCAGAAGAAGACGAAAGCGTCCCAAATCCAGATGAAGAGTCGGAAGAAGAACAAGCCCAAGAGAACGACTCGGAAGCTGAAAATGACCTAGATGAAAATGAAGAATCAGAAGAATCTGAGGAAGAGAATACTGTTGAGGATGACAAGTCTACCCAAGATACAGAGCTACCAACTGAAGAGGATATTGATTGGGAATACAAAGTACCCGTCACTGTTGATGGTAAAACTGAGTATGTTACCCTAGAGGAAATCCGTAAGGGTTACTCTACTGATAAGCATCTATCTCAAAAAGGGCGCGAACTCGGCGAGCTGAAGAAGCAGATCGAGACTGAAAGAAATGAAAAGCTACAAGAAGTACTAACACTAGCTACGGTAATCAATGAAGAATTGACTGCCACTGAAACTAAGTTTGCTAATGAGTATCACAAAATCAAAGCCAATATCGATAAGGCTCGTGAAGAAGGTGACTCATATACAGCACGAGAACTTAAAGAGCAGCTAGAGGAAGCACAAGAAAAGTATTGGAACGCACGAAATAAACGTGAGGCTAATGCAAATCAAGTAGCAGAACAGCTAAAAGCGAATCAAGAAGCACAGCAACAAGCGTTACTGAAAGCGTATGAGGAAAATATTACGAAAGTAATTCCCGATTATTCAGATAAAGTTGCTAAATCTATTCGTGAGTTTGCTGTTAAAGAAGGTCTACCTGAGACTATTCTTGATGTAATTTATGATGTTAACATTGTAAAGTTCATTAATGATTATCGCAAGTTAAAGACTGCCAAGGAAACTGGTGAAGCAAAGCGTAAAGCAGCCCCAAGCGTTAAGTCGGTACCCACGAAAAATGGAACACCTGCTGCGAAGAAGGTTCAACAAGCTGTAACTGAAAACCGTTCTAAGGTTCTTTCTGGTCAAGGATCAAAACAAGACGAATTAGATTTTCTAAAACGTATTTCTTCTGTGAGCAAAAAACTATAAAACCAAATTTCACTTTAAGGAAATAATAAAATGTCTGCAACAAACTTTGCAACTGGCGGTCCTAAGGCCGCAGCCCGTAGCGCATCTGCTACTGGTAACGCTGTCAACTCTGGTGAACGCGAGGACTTGGCTAACTTCATCTCTATGATTAGCCGTGACGAAACCCCTTTCTTGTCTTCAATCGGCAAGACTAAGGCTACTGCTGTTTTCCACGAATGGCAAACTGACGAATTGGCTGCTCCTACTTCTGCTGCTGTTGCTGAAGGCGTATCATACGCTACTCAGAACGCTGCTCAAGGCGCAGAACCTTTCCGTACTCGTTTGGGCAACTACACCCAGATCAACTCTAAGACTGTTACCGTAACTGGTACTAAGCGTGCTGTTGATCAAGCTGGTGTTGCTGACGAATACGCATACCAACTCAAGAAGCGTGGTACTGAATTGCGCCGTGACGTAGAGTTCGACTTGGTCAACTCATGGAACAGCTCAAACGGTTCTGGCACTCGTAAGTTTGGTGGCTACCAAGCTTGGGTCAACTACACTGCTGCTACAACTACTCCTGCAACAGCATTGAACGTATTGACTACTGGCGCTGAGTACACTGCACCTACCAACATGGGTGGTGGTCAAGCTGGTACTTTCACTACTGTTACTAGCTCTGATAAGAACAGCTTACAGTTGTCACACGTTGACACCGTAATGCAAGCTATCTATGAGAACGGTGGTAAAGCTACTAAGTTGATGTTGTCTCCTGCTAACCGCCGTGTATTCAGTGCTAAGGCACAGTCTGCTGGTTCTAGCACAAGCAACGCTGGTGACGGTAACGTTCGCCGTAACATCGATGCTGATGGTAAACTCCGTCAGTCAGTCGAGATCTACATGTCTGACTTCGGCGACATCATGGTTGTTCCTAACTACGTAATGGGTATTTCTAATACCAGCGTATCAGGTCTTGACCAAGCCGCTAACTTCAGCGCATTCTTGTACGACCCAATGTGGTTCAGCTACGCTTCTCTACGTCCTCTACAAGAAGTTGACCTCGGTCAGCTTGGTGACTCTATCATCGGTCAAATCGTTGAAGAGGGTACCTTGGAGTGCCGTAATCCAAAAGGCGCTGGCTTGATCTTCGGTTTGTCAGGTGCTTAATTGACCAATTAAAAGGGAGGGGAGAAATCCTTTCCCTTTTTATTTCAAAAGGAAAACAAATGGAGTTTCTAAGAATTACCGCAACAGACGGTACTAAGCAATACATTCCCGATAACTATGTCGTAAAGATTACAACTGCAGCTGATACACAAGATGCTGGTTCTAACTATAGCGCACCTAAGGTTATTCGTGGTCGTATTACAGGCGTAACATATTATGACGGTGCCAATGCAACAGCAGGTGCTTTAGTTGTAACAGCAGTTGGTGCATATGATGGTACTAACGCACGATACCAATATGGTTGTTTCACAGTAGATGGTGCATTTGTCGCCACTATGTCTAACTAAAATAAAGAGGACACAATGGGGTTTCTATCACAAGAAGACAATAAAAATAGTTTCACAGTTAAAGCTGATGAAAAAGATTTTAGATTAGAACAAGACGTTCAGGCATACAAAGACTATGCTGCACTTTCCCGTGAACGCGATTCATTTGCAGCTAACGGAAGAACATATCGCTCATTTGCTATCATTCCAGATATTGTAGCTATTGATATGTTAACTAAATTTGGTTTAGACATTCATGCACCCGACTTCATGCATGACCCTCTTAACCTACGTAAATTAAAGAAACTAATTGACACCGAATATCCGGCGCTCAAGACAAGTAACGTAAGAGCCTTATAAGGAGAATAACATATGGCAACACCTAAATTTGACGCTCTGGTAGCAAAAGTAAGAGATTGGTCAAACAAACCCGAAGTACAAACTATTCCCGACAGCGTCATTGGTGATTGCCTATCTTATTCTGCGGATGAGGCTTACCGCCAATTAAGAATTCCACCTTTAGAATATTCTGTTACTTACACAGTAACTGCGGAAGATAATATTGGTGAGAATAGTTTAGGGCTACCTTTTGGTAATGCGTACACTTCATTCGCTATGCCTGAAGATTTAACACAGTTTGTGTTTGTACGTACATTAGCTCAAGAAAACGCTGGTACATCGTACTCAACATACCCATCAAACGTCAGTAAAGTATTTAACGAAGTAACTGATAAGCGTACTTTCTTTGACCTCTATGGTGAAAAGTATTCAGTATATAACTGGATGTGGATGGAAGGTAAGATCTTTATTCACCCACAATTAGCTGTAGGCGCTCAAGTAGAGATTCACTACTACCGTAGACTACCTGCTTTGAATGCAGTGTATGATGTAACACCTATTAACTACGTTATTGGTTTAGCGGATGCAGAACAACCTTATTTGTCGCCTGTAGGTTCAGGTGGAACTAACTTGTATTTGTCTACTTCAGGTGGTGTGCAGAAATGTTTTCAAACATTATCAGAAGCTCAAGCATATAACTCAACAGTAACTACTAAAATGTTTACTGGTAAAGAAGTATCTAACTGGCTACGAGATAGTAACGAACGGTTAGTAGTATGGGGTGCATTGTATAACTTAGGTGCGTACCTATTTGACGATACAATGGAAAAGAGATATGAAAAGAAGTTTATGGAAACATTATTGTCCATGAACAAAGAAGAGAAAATGCGTAGAGCATCTGGTGGTAACGTTCAGATGAACTTTAACACCAACGGAAACATCTAAGGAGAGTCTAATGGCATACGAACAAAAACCGGGTATGACCGGAAATATCTCAGGTGGTGGTGAGTATGATGACTTAGACACGGTCAATTCCCATAACTACTTTATTTTAGGTGCTGAAGATGCTGCTGCTGCAGCTCTTAGCGCCGCCGCTGCATTAGCTTCTCAAAATGCTGCTCATGCATCTGAAGTAGCTGCTTTGGCTTCTCAAAATGCTGCTGCAACGTCAGAGGCTAACGCGCTATCTTATAAAAATTCAGCTTCAGCAAGCGCTACTGCAGCTGCTACATCAGCAACCAACAGTGCTAATAGTGCTTCTGCCTCAGCTACGTCAGCAACTAGCTCAGCTAACAGTGCTACAACAGCAACCACACAGGCTGGTATTGCAACAACTCAAGCAGGTATTGCCACTACACAGGCTACTAATGCTACTGCCTCTGCAACTGCTGCTGCAGCTACTCTTGCGGCTGTTCAAACCGTATTTGATAACTTTGATGATATCTATTTAGGTGCTAAGAATAGTGATCCAACAGTAGATAATGACGGTAACCCTCTTGTTGCAGGTCAAATGTACTGGAATACACCTGTACAAGAGATTCGTTTTTATAACGGTTCTGTATGGGAACGCCCAGAATACGCTGCTTCACAATCGGCTATCGCAGCTAATAATAGCGCAACAGCTGCGGCAACATCTGCAACTAATGCTGCTGCAAGTGCAACTAGCGCTTCAGGATTTGCAACGACAGCAACTACTCAAGCGGCAAATGCAAGTACTTCTGCAACAAGTGCTTCTACTAGTGCGACTACTGCTACAACCCAAGCAGGTATTGCTACTACACAGGCTACTAATGCAGCAACATCCGCAACTAACTCTGCAGCTTCGGCTACATCAGCTGCTTCAAGCGCATCTACTGCAACAACTCAAGCAACTAATGCTTCTGCAAGCGCCGCTAGTGCAGCCACATCAGCAACTAACGCTTACAACTACTCTACATCAGCAACAACTACTGTACGCAACGAGTCAGGCGCAACATACCTAGCTGGTACTGTTATTTTACTAAACGGTAACTCAGGTAATAAACCTTTAGCTGTTAAAGCTCAGGCAAACAGCGAAGCAACTTCTTCAGGTACCTTTGGTGTTATCCGCTATGATTTAACAACTAATACTAACGGTGACGCTGTTACAGGCGGTCTTGTAGCAGGTTTAGATACATCAGCATACACAGCCGGACAAGTCTTATGGCTATCTCCAACAACAGCTGGTGGATACACAACTACAAAACCAGTTGCGCCTAATCACGCAGTTAAAGTAGGTGTAGTACAACGTTCACACGCTAATCAAGGTGAAATCATTGTATCGATTGCTAATGGTTACGAACTAGAAGAACTACATAACGTACTTATTACTTCAGTAGCAGACAAGAACATCATTGCATACGACTCAGCAACAAGCTTATACAAAAACATTGACGGTACAACTATCTATGATGCTGCGGGTGTAGGTGTCGCAATGGCGATTGCTTTAGGTTGACACATAAAGGAAAATAAATGGCAAATACATTTACATCCTACGGTAATAAATCCGTGGGTACATCTGCTGCAACAATCGTAACGGTTGGCGCATCTACACAGACAACTATTATCGGTTTGTCATGTGCAAACACTACTTCAACTGCTGTATATGCAGACGTCTATTTTACACGTTCAGGTGTAGACTACTATTTAATTAAATCTGCTTTAGTACCCGTAGGTGGTACTCTTGTGGTTGTTGGTGGCGATCAAAAGGTTGTATTAACAACTGGTGATGTGCTTAAGGTAGTATCATCTGTAGCATCTTCACTTGATGTTGTGACCTCTGTATTGAACATTACTTAAGGAGTTTTTATGGCATATATTGGATCAGCTCCAACAGCTAATACTTCTCAGTTTAGTTCTATTTATACGCAGTCCTTTAATGGTACTGGTTCAGCTACTTCATTTACTTTAAATAGAGCAGTAGCTAGTGTTAACAATATTGAGGTTGTTGTTAATAACGTTCAACAATCTCCTTTTGATGGTTCTTATACTGTCACTGGATTGACTACATTGTTGTTTAGTGAGGCACCTTCAAGCGGTACAAATAATATTTATGTTATTTACCGTGATCAGCCTTTGCAAAGTATTACGGATACGGGTGCTGTAAGACGTACTGGTGATACAATGACTGGTCAGCTTAAAATAGATGGTCCTCTAACAACTATTTCGCCTACTGCAAGAGGTATTTATGCGGGTTATGACCCTATAACTCCAAACAATATTGGCCTTGAAATTGTATCAGGTACAAATGGTATTTCTTGGTTAGATTTCAGTGATGGTAACGGCTCTGATTTTAGAGGACGCGTAGCTTACAATAACTCAAATAATACTCTTGAATTTGGCACTAATGGTATATCAAGAGCTAGTATTGATAGCGCTGGTAGATTAACTGTATTATACCAGCCCATGTTTTGTGGATTTAGAAGTACTTCACCAAACACTATAGGCGCGGGTAACGTTGTAATTCATAATTCAGTTATAACTGATATTGGTAGTTGTTATAGCCAATCTACTGGTAGATTTACTTGCCCTGTTGCTGGAAAATATTTAGTATCAATAGAGGGTCATGCTGAAAATTCTCAGCCTACTGCGCACAATATCAGAAAAAATGGTACAAGCATTGCATACACTTATGCATCTGTTCCATCTGGTAGCTATGCTGCATCTTCTAAAACATTAATTTTAAATTGCGCAGTAAACGATTATATTGATCACTACATTTCTAGCGGCACATTATGGTGTGGTGACGCTTCTGGCGTATCAGTATCTATTTCGCTAATCGCTTAAAGGATAAAACAAATGACAAATTACACAATCACACTCTCTACTGCAGAAGACTCTGCACTCTCTTACGCAGCTCTTTCACAAGACGACTGGATTCAAAACGCAGTACATGAACGCTGCCGAGTAGCTATCGATGAAATCGTTCAGATCACAGTAGCAAAATGCTTAGAGACTTCTACACAGATTCCAGGTTCAAAAGAGGAAATGGTAGAACTAGCCTTCACACAAGGTTGGGTTAAGACTGCTGCTCAACGCCAAGCTGAATTTGAGGCTCAGGCACAGGAGCAAATGAATGGCCCTCAGTAAGATTAACTCAGCGTCTATTTTAGATGCATCTGTTGCGGCAACTGATTTAGCTTCAGGTGCAGCTAGGGATAATTTTGGTGCTAATGCTATTTTACAAATTCAAACAACGGTATTAAATGGTTTTATTAGTACTTCAGTTGGTGGATCCCCTGATGTAATAACAAACGGTGCTCAGGTGTTTGGTATTAATTTTACGCCTGTTTCAGCTACCAGTAAAATTTTAGTTCAAACAAGCACTATTGCTGTTAGTGAGGAATCAAATGCAGGTGATATGTGTTGGGTTGCCTTATGGAATGGTAGTTCTTTCATTGCAGCTAACTCTGGTACTTGGCTATATACCCATTTTGGCGGTAACCTTGCTGGTAATTATCACACAGTGCATGAATTATTTAATTCTGGAAGCACAACAACAAGATTAATTCAAGTTCGTGCAGGTATGAACACAGGCACTGCTTATATTAATGGATCGTCTTTTTACAATTACAACAGTATTAATGCTCAAGTACGGATGACTATTATGGAGATCGCAGGATGAGTTACATAGGCGTACCCCCATTCGGACAAACCGTCCGGACCATTACCGAGAAAATCGCATCAGCATCTCAAACAACATTCCAACCTTCAGGTGGTTATATTGTAGGTTATATTGATATTGTTATTAACGGTGTCAGACTACTCAACACAGACTTTACCGCATCAGACGGTATCAACGTAGTTCTCAACGTAGCATGTGCTGCTAACGATGAATTCCAGTCAACAGCATATTGGCCTGTTAACATCATTGATACTATCAACTCAAGCGTAGCTCGTGGTGGTGGTAACGATAAGATCTTCTTTGAGAACGACCAAGTAGTAACCTCTAACTATACAATCACAGCTGGTAAGAACGCAATGTCTGCTGGTAATATTACAATCAATGATGGAGTCTTGGTGACAGCACCTACTGGCTCTATCTGGACTATCGTTTAAGGAGAACATATGCCTCTTATTTTATCAGGCTCAGGTGGTCTCTCAGGAAACGTAGGAACTACTACTAAGGATATGCTTCCTGCAGGTAGTGTTTTGCAAGTTGTACAAGGTAGTGTAAATACCACTGTAACTAATAGTACGTCAACATATGCAGGAACAGGTTTGCAAGCTACGCTTACACCACTATCCGCTTCTAGTAAAATACTTGTTATTATTTCAGGTGGTGGTGGCTACGCTAGTGTAACTAATAGTGGTGGTGACAATAAATTATACAGACAAATTGCTTCTGGTGGTTTTTCTGCGGTAACTGCACAAACAGCTGATTGGACAAGCCCTTATTCTTCGTCCGGTACTGCAGTTATAAACCATTCATTTACTTATTTAGATAGCCCTGCTACAACTTCACCTGTAACTTACCAGCCTTATTTTAGAGTTGCACCTAATGGTGCAGGTGGTGGTTCTTATTCGTTCAACGTCAATTATTTTGGTGCTTATAGCCCAATTGTTACTATTACACTTATGGAGATCAAAGGATGATCGCAAAATCACTACAAACACTACGCCCGGGTGCTCAATGGGTACTCCGAGGTGACACTTATGAGGGTCTTGAATGGCTCTCTACAGACGTTGCTAAGCCAACTCTCGAAGAAATTCAAGCTGAGTCAGCTCGTTTAGATGCTGAGTACTTAGCAACACAATACCAACGTGACAGGGCCAAAGCATATCCTGCTATTGGTGATCAGCTAGACGCTCTTTGGAAGGGTGGAGATGCTGCAGCTGCAATGTTAGCTCAGGTACAAGCTGTTAAAGCTCAATTCCCGAAAGGTTAATCATGCCATTACGTCTACGTAGTGCTGGTGGTGGGTCAGTACAATTAAACCCACCTGTTGCTACATCTACGGATGTCGTGATGGAAGTCCCTGCGTATGACGGGGCAAAGGTGTTGACTAATAAAACACCTGGATGCGTATTACAAGTTGTTCAGGTTGTTAAAACAGATACACAATACGGTACCTTTGGTGGCTTGTGGGCTGCAGTATCAGGATTGTCTGCATCTATTACCCCTACTTTAGCTACTAGTAAAATTTTAGTTATGATTGACTTAAAAGCAGCATCACCTTCTAACTCTATTTTTTCTACCCGGCTTTTAAGAAACGGTTCACCTATAAATATTGCGGATGCCGCTTCAAATAGAAGAAGAGCTTTTGCTCAGGTTTACAACGGTAGTGGTTCAAATATTGATCTTTATGGTATGCTACAAATTACATCTAATTACTTAGATTCACCTAGCTCAACATCAGCCCTTACTTACAGTTTAGAGATTGGTGGTGACAGTAATGGTGTTGTTTATGCTATTAATAGAACTCATGCTGATAGGGACACATCTTACTATGATTCGAGAGCAACCTCTACTATTACACTTATGGAGATAGCAGCATGAGTAAACTTCAAACAAACGCTATTCGCCATTTGGGGAGTTCTGTTGATAATATTACGTTGGATAGTTCTGGTCGGGTACTATTACCTAACCAGCCGTCATTTGCTATGTATTTGAATTCAACTTCTTATACTACTAATCAAATTTTACCTTTTGGATCTAATCTCCATAATATAGGTAACAATTATGATGTTTCTAATTATAAATTTACAGCACCTGTAGCTGGCACATATTTCTTTTATGGGCAAATTAGACAAGAAACTGGTGCTCCAAGCTTAAGTTGGCATCGCATAATTTTATATAAAAACGGCGCGACTTATGACCCATCTAGGGGTACAATTTATACTAGAACAACTGGTGTTTATTCAAGTGTAGCTATGACTATGGTAATTAAATTGGCGGCGGGTGATTACATTCAACCTTATGCTGAAGCATCTACTGGTAGTGTCTCTATGGCTACTACTCCTAGCGAAACTTTGTTTGCTGGTTATTTCATTGGATAAGGAGCAGATATGATTGGAAGATATTTATCAAAATTAGGTGCTCTATTAAATTCTAATGGACAAGTGCAAACAGCAGGTATTGCTGACGCAGGTATTACCCAAGCAAAACTTGCATCTAATATTGTTGGTAATGGCCCTGCGTTTAGCGCTTATGCTACGGCGGCTCAAACTATTGGAGCAGGTGTACAAGCAAAAGTTGTTTTGAATGCAGAAGAATTTGATACTAATAATAATTTTGACAGCACAACTACCTACCGATTTACACCAACTGTAGCAGGTTATTATATGTTTAACGGCGCGTTTTTTAGTAACTTAAGCGGCAGTCGTATAAATTTAACATTGTTTAAAAACAATAATGAATTTAAACGCCTTGTTGACAGTAACCTTGCAAGCTCAGTCTATCAAATGTCAGGTTCTGCAGTAATTTATTTAAACGGATCAACAGACTATGTTGAATTGTTTGTATACACATCTACCGGTTTAACTTCTCTTGGAGGTGGTAGCCTCACATATCTTAACGGCGCACTTATAAGGGCAGCATAATGAGCGATCACACAACTATTACAACAGAAACAGGAGCAGCAATTATGACTAAAGCAGCGCCTCCTGTAACAATATCCTTAGCAACTGTAGCAGGGTACCAAGTCTCAGATCTAGTTCTGTGGGCTACTCTCATCTATACAAGCCTTATGATCACCCATAAGATTTGGCAGATGTACAAGGACTTCATTAAACCCGTATGTCCAGTATCAACAGAACCCAACTAAGCGGGTTAGTACTTAGTGCTTCAGCCTTAGTTAGTATTGCTCTTCACGAAGGTTATAGGTCAGAAGCCTATACACCTGTGAAGGGTGATGTTGCCACCATAGGATTTGGTACAACAGAGAATGTTAAAGCAGGTGATACTATTACTGTAGAACGTGCTTTAGCAAAGCTTTTAAACGATACAAATAAATTTAGTGGAGCAGTCAAGCAGTGTGTAACAGTACCTTTAACTCAGTATGAATACGACTCTTATGTTTCTCTATCTTATAACATTGGCCCTAATAATTTCTGTAAATCAACTTTAGTTAAAAAGCTTGAAGCTTATGACTATGATGGTGCATGTAAAGAGATTTTAAAATGGGACAAGTTCAAAGGAAACCCACTACCCGGATTGACTAAGAGACGTCAAGAGGAATATAAACTATGTACAAATACATTGTAGGATTAGTCGTTTGTATGCTGCTCTCATTTAACTATGGTGAGTTAAGAGTACAATCTAAGTTTGATTCTTATAAAAGAGAACAAGCAGAACTAAACCTAAAACAAAACAAAGAGCATGAAGCTCTTGTTATCAAAAACAAGCAGGAGAAAGAAGATGAGATTCGTAGTATTAATGCTCGTCATGCTTCTATCCTTAGTAGCTTGCAGCAGCGTCCCACAAGAGAACAAGCACAAACTCTACCCGTTGTCAGCTCAGGAGCAAGAAGCACTGGACAACAACTATTTAGAGAGGATGCAGAATTTCTTATCGGGGAAGCTACCCGAGCTGAAACCCTAAAACAATCCCTTATCGAGTGTCGTAAGACCCCGTAATCGGTACCTAATAGGAAACAATCTTGAAAAGAAACCAACGTAACAAGGTAAAAGAACAACAGGCTCGTCCTCGTTCTTTCCACATCCAACCTAAAACTCACAACCAAGGATTATTGTTAGACGCTATCGAGTACTTCCCTATCACAGTCACTTTAGGTGCGGCTGGTGTAGGTAAGACTTTCTGTGCAGCCTCAAAAGTAGCACAACTATTTCAGTCGGGTACATATGACCACATTATTCTCACAAGAAGTAATGTCCCAACAGGACGGTCATTAGGTTTCTTTCCCGGCGACATTAAAGAGAAGTTAGCTCCGTGGCTACTTCCAATGATTACTGTGTTACAGAAACAATTAACACAAACTAAGTACGAGTATTTACTTGCTAAAGATACTATCCAGTACCAACCTATTGAAACTATCCGTGGACGTTCATTTGAGAACGCTCTTATTTTAGTTGATGAAGTACAAAATATTACCATTGAAGAATTAAAAGCTATTACTACTCGCTTAGGTGAGAATAGTAAAATGGTTCTTATGGGTGATGCTTCTCAATCTGATATTGATAGAGGAACTAATATCCTTAAGTTCTGTAAAATGTGTGAGAATAACGGTATTGAAATTCCTATTGTGAGGTTCACAGTAGACGATATTGTTAGATCAGATATCGTAGGTGATTTAGTAAGGATGTTTATTAAAGAAAAGATTTAAAGGAATACACATGGCAGAACCAATTAGCGGCTTAGGAAAGGGTGGTCTTAATAAAGATTTACCCCCTATGCTTGTGCCTCCAAATACTTTCACGGATGGATATAATATTCGTTTTGATGATGAGAGTGTACAAACAATTACAGGTGAGACTACCTATAAAACAGTCGCTATTGCTCCTGACTACGGTGTTCATTGGGCAAGACCAGATCAAGGGTACAATATCTTCGCTAAAAACGGGGATATTGTACGTGTAGATGCTGCAGGTAATACCTCATCTATGTTTCATAGTACTGGTACAGAATATAATAACAGTGACTGGCAAGGTACTTTATTTAATGGAGGCTATGCAATTGTCCTTAATAATGGTACTTCTACCCCTCTATATTGTCTATATGGAAGCTCTACCGCTGGTAGTTCTTTCCAACCCTTACCTGGCTGGAACTATACTTCAGGACTTACCGTTACAGCAAAAGTAATTAGGTCATTAAATTATTCTTTAGTTGCAGCTAACTTAACAGTTGTTTCTGGTGGTGTAACTACTTACGCACCCGGAACTATTAGAATCTCTGTGCAAGCCGCTACTGGTGCTATCCCTACTGTATGGCAACCCGGCTTAACTACTGACACAGCAGATGAATTTGAATTATCATCTACATCACCTGTACTTGATATGATGGAACTACGTGGTAATATGTTTGTATATTCCCAAGATAGTATTTCATTAATTTCTATTGGTGCAACTACTCGTGTATCTTCATATAGTAAATCATATGGTATTTTAAATACAGATTGTGTAGCTGAATTTGATGGTAATCATTTTGTAGTAGATCGTAATGATATTTATATTCATAACGGTTCAGGTCAAATTAAATCTATTGCTGATTGGCGTGTAAAGAAATATTTCTTTAATGAATTAAATAGAGCTGCTTTAAATAAAGTACATATTACTAAACACCCTTATTATAAAGAAATTTGGATTAATTTCCCTGAAGGTAATTCTGCTGTTTGTAATGAAGCTCTTATTTATAATTATAGAAATGATACATGGTCAAAGAGAGTATTACCTTCATTGACATATTCATTTACTGGTCCACAGAATATTAATAATACTTTCCTATATTCAAAAGAAGTAGTATATATGTGTACTAATAGTACTCAAACATTAGTTACTGATGATGGATATTTAATGTGGAATGGCACTGCATTAACTTCTTTTACTTCTTATGTTGAAAAACTAAAGATGAATACAGGTGATATTACAGGTAGTTCTTTAATTAGTTCTATTTACCCTGTGTTTGATAAGGTACCTAGTAACGCTACTATTACAGTTCGAATTAAAGGTCAAAATAATTATGTTGATTATGCTGACTTATCAACTGATGATCCTAACTTAAAAGATACTTTTGTATTTCAACCTAATAATGAGAAGTCACAAGGTTATAAAGTTGACCCTCGTGTTAATGGTCGTGTATTAAATTACCGTATTACTTCAGATGGTCCTTGGAGACTTGCTTTAATTGCTGTTGATGCTAAACAAGCAGATCGGAGATAATAATGCTTAACCCACCTATTACTGGTAATGATGAGCTAGACGCTTATCTATATCAGATTCAATTTTGGTCTGACCCTACTACACCAACTTCATATTCAGATATTAGCAATGGTGTTACAGGTAACGCTGCTGTGGGTTATACTCAACAATATCTTCATATTAAATATGCTGATGATGACGTAGGTACTGGATTAACTAATTCACCTACAAATAAAACCTATTTTGGTTTATATAACTCAGCATCAAGTACTGAATCAACTAATGCTGCTGACTATACTTGGTTTAGAGTAGCTAACGGATTTGGTACTACAAAGAGTTTATGGTACGTAGTACTAGGTGGACGTCTTATTCAGACATTCATTGGTACTACTGCACCTAACTTACTTTGGTCTGTTGACGCTGGTACAGCCGTTGATATGGATGTTATCTCTACTGTTGGCGGTAAGATTGGTCGTGTAGGTTATGCAACAGCTACGGCATACACTATTGCATCTACACCTGCAACTGTAACTACTATTGGTAATCAATCGTATCCAGTATACAACCAATGGGGTGCTGGAGAAACATGGCAAGGTACTCCACCTACATTAGGTGAGGGTGAAGGCTTATATATTATCTCTGGTGTATATGATGCTGGTACAGGTTATACTACTTGGTCAGCTCCATATTTAGCTTCTATTAAGGTACTTGCTCTAAGCGCTATCAGTGCTAACTTAGGTACTATTAATGCTGGCACTATTGCTGCAGGTAACACTACTAATGGTGTCATTATTAGTGCTGACTTAAAGACAATCAAAGTATACAATGCAGGTGTTCTTCGAGTACACATTGGTAACCTAGCTGCTTAAGGAGAATCTATGTACGGGATGAATATTAAAAAGAGTGATGGTTCTTTAGCTTACTCAACATCAGATGTTACTTGGAATCAAGTAGACTTCTTTATGATAGCCGGTGGAGGTTCTGCTAGCTACGATTATCCCGTTATCTCTGGTAAAGAGGTTCTTACAACTCAAGTTTTAGTTAACTCACCACCTACAAATAGACGAGCTTATGCTCATACTATTACAGTGTCAGGTACAAATGTATCTGTGTCTGGTGGTTCTGAAGCTGCTTATATATTGGTGTTAATGAGATGACATATGGCTTTCTTGCGGTTAACGATAGTAACCAAGTACTTATTTCGAGTGATACTCGTAACCTTCACTTAGTACAAAAGATTGGTTCACCTACTTTTATTGACTATACAAATGGTGGTTATGGTGGTATGAATATCTTAAGGTATCGTACCACTTGTGCTGTTACTCCTGTACCTTTCTTTACTGCCCCCGGTGGTAACTATGTAGCGGTATCTCGGGTAACTGACATTGGTAGTGGTCAATGGGATATTGAGATTATTCAGTCAGGTTCTTCTGGTTTATACCCTGAAGTGTATGTCTTTGCTGACCCTCGTGGTTCTACAGCAACAGATACTTATGGTATGATTGTGTATAGAGATGATGGTACAGCTGCTTTTGACAGTCGTAAGTTACCGTTAGCTATTACTGGTGGTCTTAATGTAACTCACCCAAGTAATCCCCGCCCAAGTTTTCCTTATAGCTTATCTGCAAGGTACTGTGGTTCTGACTCTAGTGGTTTCTTTCCACCTACTGAATACAATACTTACTCAACTTCATTACCAGCTAAGCCAATGTTCTTTTATCCTTCTCTTGCTCAAGCTGAAAGAGAAGCACAGTTCCATGATAGTGAAACTAACTGTTTAGGCTCAGACAAATTTGGTATCTGTATTACAAGAACAGTGTATGATTGGAACTCATGGTATTGGGCTTTCTATCGTGGTGGTATTGCTGCAGACAGTAACGAAGTAAGAGCTGGCTGGATTACAGTTGAATACGGTTGTCACTGGAACTATAACCAAGATGACTCGCTCATTGGTATTGGTACTGGTGGTGATTCAGGTGGTGGTGGTACATGGCCCTACTCAAATGAAACTCTTAACTTATCAGCTGCTGCTGTGATTATTGGAGATGCATCACGTTATGATTAAACCGTTTAAGATACTGTCTACAAGAGACGAAGTAGATGGTACTACTGTTTTCTTTCGGGTCTCTCGTACAGAACAGATTGATGAGACTAAGAGCAAAACTAAAGTGATGGAAACAGCTGTACATGTAAATACAGGTGAAGATATTGATGAAGTTATTTTCAACAACCTTAAAGATACGGGGTGGATTTAATGCCTGATGTACTATACAAACAAGACAACACTAAGGTTGTTAACCACAACAAAGATGAAAAAGAATTAACTGATTCTTTGTTTGCTGAAATCAAAAGTAAGTTTGATTGGTTCAATGAGATTGACCACAGAGCAGTATCAGACAAATACACACATGAAATCCTCGGTAACCAAGTTATTAGAACTTGTGTAATGCTTCCAACAGCAGAGGCTATGGTTGGTAAACGACTTGCAACAGCTCATCGTTTGTTTGATGTAGATACTAACACTTCAATGTTGTATAGTACAATACTGTTTGCTGATGAACAACCATCATGGGCGCATCCTGATATGTTTATCATTGGTGTGACTGAGCATTACGAAGAATATAACAAACCAGTTAATCCTGATATGTTAACCTTTAAGGAATATTTCTTTGTAACAAGTACTGAAGGCGCTCAAACATTAGGATTAGATCTTACAGGTGTTAACCATGATACAGTCTTTAGCGCATTAGTCAAAGACGATCAAGTAGTAGCTTACCGTAGATACTCTAACTTTGTTGAGACAGATACTGGTGTACTAGCTAACTGGCAAATGGCTTATGTAGTACACGCTAAACTAGCTCGCCGCATGGACTTAGTTCGTGCTTTATTTGCTAACCCTTTTATTGAGGTTGATGTATGAAATTAGTGATGATGTCCCATGAGGATGTAATAGCTTTTTGGGACACAGTAGCTACTCATCTCAAAAAGGCAATGGTGTATGGTCAAGGTGAGTCTCAACTCTCTGACTATCTCCGAAAGATTTTAAACAATGATGCTCAATGTTGGGCACTTATAGAGGATGCACGTATTACTGGAATTGGTTTAACTGAATTCCTACAATATGCTACTCATAAAACGCTTCATATCATTACGTTCTCTGGTGAGGACTTTGAGAAGCAATCAAAGGTATTTTCCACTGTGGAAGATTTCGCTAAGAATAGCGGCTGTAAAGCTATTGAACAATGGGGCCGACAAGGGTGGGCTAAGGTACTTCCTAAGTATGTACCCGGATTTGAACAAGCGTACGTAGTTATGCGAAAGGAAATAGAATGAGTATTTTTAGTGATATCTTTGGTGGTGGTAATAGTGGTACAACCACTCAATCAGTCCCTGCTTGGTTACAACCATTTATGGAGAAAGCCGCTAGCACTGCAACTAGCGCTTACGATGCAGGTGAATTAAGTAAAGTAGCTGGTGAGAATCAAAACTTAACAAGTGGTTTTGATCTTGGTCAGACTATGAAGGACACTACGGGAAAGAATCTGGGAACGCTAGAAGAACAGCAAGCTAGGATTCTGAAGATGGCTCAAGGTGGTGGTCGTGAAGACTTACAAGCTGCTCTTGATTTAAACCTAGGTAAAACTAGTGCTGGTATTGGTAATCAATACGGTGCAGCAGGTACATTAGGTTCTGCACGACATGCACTAGCAGAAGATACCGCTAAAGGCGCTATTATTGCTGATAACGAGAAGCAGATTATGGCTAATAAAGCTGCTGCAGAAGCTGCATTATCAGGTAACGTTGCTAATGAAGGTTCATTGATTAGTGGTACTGCTAATACCCTAACTGGTTTAGGTAGCCAAGAACGTGCTGTAGATCAGTCACAACTAGATTCTACATGGCAAGGTGTACAACGTATGTCATCTGCTGTGTATGGTAACCCTGCTAAACAAACTGCTATGGGTGGTAAATAATGAACAGACAAGACCCTTGGGATTGGTCAACGCCTTTTAAGGTTGACCCTCAATTACAAGCTTTAACTTCGCAAATTGTACCTGTGGGTGGTCAAGGGAATACCCAAGCACCTCCTCCAGTAGCACCTTATTCTAGTCCATTCCAACAGGCTATGACTAATAGAGCTATGAATGCTGGGTTTAAAAAGATTGATACAGAGTACGATAAAGCATTCCCTTCAAAGCCAGAAGTACCACCAACACCGCATGATCCTTCCAAGGTTCCGGTAGAAGATGCTGTACCCACACCTGTATCACAACCTCAAGCTGCAAACACAGTTCCTACTTTAGATGTAGGTAGTGCAGCTGCTGACGCTCAAGCCAAAGCCTTATTAGATGAACAATTAGCTCAACAAGGTTCAGGTGGGCTTATGGCTATGCTAACTACTGCTGCAGAAGCCGCTTAAGGAGAAATAAATGATTGCACCTTTGTCTGCAAAACAAGAACGTGAGTGGGCTAAACACCACGCTAAAGAAGCTCGTGAAACCAAGAAAATGGAGAACGAGGAAAGTCGTAAACAAGAATTACACGAGATTAAAATGCAAGAAGCAGCTGTTAAAGCTGGTCAAGGTGTTGCTCACAAAGAAGAGCTACATAATCTCAAAGTAAAAGAATTAGGCGGTCCGCTTTCTGGTAAGCGTATGAACCGAGAAAAGATGGGGTTACCAAGTAACAACCCTTTAGCCGGAGCTGAGGTATTCCACAGAGGTCAGCACATGTTACCTAAAGGTACTGATACCGTACCTGCAATGCTCACTCCAGGTGAAGCTGTTATTCCTAAAGCTGCTGCTCAAGACCCAAAGAATAAGCCTTTAATTAAACAAATGGTTCAACAAGGTCGTCAAGCACAGTATCATGCTCAAGGGACTACTGGTATTGTTCAACAACAAAACTTAATCCCTATTCTACCTAAGGTAGCGCCTAAGCGTAATCCAAAAGGATATGCCGAAGGTACTGAATCAGTCCCTAATTTAAATAACTATTATCACACAGACAGTGCTGCTTCTATGGAAGATGGTACTACCCAAGTTGAGCCTCATTACTACACAGTTGGTACTACTGATGTTGGTCAACCGCCTCCTGTACCTTTAAATGAGTTATCTGCTCAACCGTCTTTTACTGGTGAGTTGCCTGATAACTATACAAGTTTTGTTATGCCTACTGTATCAGATGGCGTTAATGTAGCTGGCCCTATTGGTGGTGACGATTTCCAACGACAATTAGTTGAAAAACGTTTGCAACGTGAAGCTGAATTAAAGCAAAATGCAATTAATGAGCAAGATGCTCGTTCTGCCGAATACCAAGAGCAGCTAAAGAATAAGCCTGTTGCAGCACCTGTACCCGGTTACAACCGTATGGGTAACGTTGCCTCTGTAGTTCCAACAGATAAATATGCTCCACCAGCAACACCTGTTGTTCCTGTTAAGGTTGAAGAACCTGTTAAAGTAGAAATGCCTGTAGCTAAAACAAGCACTTATAAAGTTATGGATGCCAATGGTAAGATTGTTGATATGGGAGATCCTGTCAAAAATATTATCAATAAGTCTTTCCAAACAGAAGGTGGCTTTGTTGCAGATGATGCAGGACGCGGTCCAACTAATCATGGTATTAACTGGGAAGCTAACCAAAAAGAATTAGCTCAAATGGGTTATTCTCGTGATACAATGGATAAGCTTACTCGTGAAGATGCCGCTAAACTTTACGAGACTAAATACATTCGTGGTCCTGGGTTTGATAAGTTATACGCTACTAACCCTGCATTAGCTAACGCTGTTATTGATGCAAGTATTAATATGGGTCAAGATACTGCTAAGAAACTCTTAGAAGCTTCTGGTGGTGATGTAATTAAGTTTAATGAGTTACGTAAGGCTCAATATGATAAGATCATTGCTAATGATCCATCTAAAGCTAAATACAAGAAAGCTTGGTACGAGCGTACAGACAAAGCTGCAAGTATGAATCCTGCCGCTACAGTGGGTGAACAACGTTTAACTCCTTTAACTTATCGTGAACAGATTACTAAAGGTAATTATGTACCTGAGTTTGCTGATGATCAGTACAACCCAGACGTTAAGCAAGTTGGTGAAGTAGTTCCTCGTTTAGATGACTCTGGTAATGTTGTAACTAACAAACCAACAGTTCAACCAACTCCACAAGTAGTAGCAGAAACCTTAAAGACTACTAATCCACAAGTAGATGCTGCATACAATGCTGCTAAAGGTGATGACCGTACATTCTTAGAAACATTTAAAGACATTTTCTCTTACAAAGGTTTGAAAGATGCTTTAGGTTTGAATAACCAAGATGTTGCTCGTATGGGTGCAATGTACTTAGGTTCTCGTGCTCGTGGTTATGATGGTGCCCGTTCATTATCATTTGCTGGTCGTACTACTTTTGAAAATTCTCTACACAGACAAGATCGTGAAGAGCAGTTTAAGAACAGTATGGCACTACAAGATCGTGCAGATGCTCGTCAAGCTAACATGCTTAACGAACAGCACCGTAGAACTATTGAAGCTAAACTCATTGAAGCAGGTTACCCACAAGAAGCTATTGATAAATACTTCAAGACAAACGATGCTCGTCAATTAGGTGAGCCTACAAGAACTACTGTTCGTGTTGGTGAGTCTCGTACTATGATGTCTACTGATCCTGCATTGTATAACAAGCCTATTGTTGTACATACAGTTGAAGAAAAGACAGGTAAACGTAAAGGCGATCGTTATGAAGTTGCAACTATTGATGGTCGAGAAGTACCTCTAGACGCATTACAAAAGCAGGGATTATCATTAACACCTTGGAGCGAATCTACTCATGGTGTAACAGGTAAGACTGAACGTCAGATTAAGAATACTAAGTTTGCTTCGGAAGTAGCAGATGAAATTCTTACTGCTGAATTAGGTGCTGATAACGTCAAAGGTAAAGCCAACCCTAACCGTCAAGGTATTCCTGGACCTAAACAAATTGCTGATCAAGCTGGTAGTTATTTCTCTAATATTGGTTTCAATTTAGAAGATGGTCGTCAGATGCAAGAAGCAAGATTGTTAATGGGTAATGCTACTAAAGATATGCTTGCAGCTAAAAATGCTGGTACTAAAATAAACAGCATTGAGCCGTACTTAGCTCGTAACGTAATTACTCAACGCATGGGTATTGATCCTAACGCTTTGATGTTAGAAAAAGATAAACCAATGCCAGCTGAAAAGATTGTTGACTTGAATAACCTTGCTCGTAGATTCTCTGCAGTAAGTAATGACGGTAAACCTAATGAAGCTCAGGCAACAAGTGAAATTCAAAGACTACATCAAGTGTGGGCTAACCCTAAGAGTGCTAAGTTAAGAGAGCAATTCAAAGGTACAAGCAACGAAACTGCTTTCTATCAGTTCGCTACAGAAGCTCTGAGAAAGAGCCTTGAGAAATAATTTAAAAGAGGTGATATGGATAAATTAGAACAAACGCTAATGGAGTTAGGAGTCAATTCAAAAGATATCCCTAAAGCCTCTAACTTTAAAATTGAAGGTGGTAGCTTGAAGGATGCTGATACAATCCTTCTTGATAACGGGACTACACTGAGAGTTCCCGGTATCAACGCTCGTGAATCGGGCAAGCTTAAAGAGGAGGGCTTTATCGCCCCTCAGTTGGGAGCCGACACACAGACAGGCTTAGTTAGAGATGTTATCAATCAGGAAGGTTATGCCACCCCTTCTCTTGGTACATCCAAAGATATTTACAAACGTAACTTAGGTGAGTTAACAGATGCTAATGGTAAGCCATTGTCAAACCGTTTACTTGAGCTAGGTTACGTTGATCCATCTATTTCTGTTACACAACAGCAAATGGATTCAGCTTATTTGGGTCGTCTAGATAGAGCTAAACGTCAAGCAGAAGGTACTCAGACAGTAGCGGATAAGCTATTAACTGACCTTAATATTGAGCGTAATCAAGGTGGTGTACAAGCAAAACGATACACTAACACTGCTAAAGAATTCGGTCAAGCTGTTGGTGAAGGTACGTCAAGTGACTACTTTGCTGGTCCTGCAGTTATTAGACCTGAAGAAGATCGCTATGGAAGAGCCAAGAGTAACTGGTCTACAGGTTTAGACATTGGTACTGCTCAAATGAAACAAGGTTGGTTTGGTGCTTTAGACTTAGTCGGCACTAAAACAGGTATTGATTTCTTAGCTGACATGGGTAAGGCAAACGTAAAACAACAAGAGTCTATCTTAAGAGACCTCCCTTTCCTAAAGAACGCTGAAGCCTTTGATGATAAAGGTCATTGGAAGCTAGATTCATTTGGTAAAGTAGTTGACTATTCAGTTGGTATGGCTGCATCATCAGCCCCTCAAATGGTAGCGTCTGTTATTGCAACTATGGCTTCACCATTAACCTATGGTGCTTCAATGTCAGTTCCTGCAGCTATCTATACAGGTAATGTATGGAATGCCCAAAAAGAAAAGAACGCTACTGCAGCTATTTTGTCAGGTGTAACACAAGCTGTTCTTGATAAAGTAGGTTTAGAAGGTATTAGCGCTGGTGCTGCCCTAAAAATTACTGACAAAGCTACACAGTCAATGGTTGTTAAAGAGCTTATGGGTAGAGGTATTACTCAAGAAGCTGCTGAGAAAATGGTTCTTAAATCTACCCAAGAAGCGGTTAAAGACGTATCAGATGCTATGAGAGCTGTTGCTATCAAACAGAACTTAGGTGCTGGTGCGGTTATGGGTGCTATTGGAAAAGGCGCTGTATCCGAAGGTGGTACAGAAGCATTACAAGAGATTGCTTCTTATTTAGGTGAAGAAGTTACACTAGCACCAAAGACACCTGAGGAATGGGCTAAGCTACAAAGCCGTACAGCTAATGCTGCGGTTGGTGGTGCTATCCTTGGTGGTGGTCTTTCAGGTGCTGGTAAAGGTTTAGCTACACTAACTAACTCAGCAGCTTCTACTAAAGAAGGTTCTGACTTACAATACAGAGAACGATACAAGGCAAATAACAATACAACTACTGTTCCTACTGCTTCTGAACTTTTAGTTAAAGCTCAAAAGAATGTTAGTCAATCAAATGAAATCCCTGACTTAGATAAGTTAGCTGAGATGGAAACTACTAAACGAAACATTGAAGGTGTAGCCGCTAAGACTGGTTCATTCTTCAAGGATAAAGGTTTAACATCTTTGTTTGGTAAGTGGTCTAATGTGATTATGAAGGGTAAAGATTATGCTGATGAGTCTCTTGCTGCATTAAGCACCTTACTTGGTTCTACTCGTGCTGTTAATGGTTTATCTATTGATGAAACTCAACACTTACTAGAATCAAACATCTTTAAGAACTTTGGTAATAAAGAAGAACTACAGTCAGCTTTTAATGGCATGTCCACTAAAGAAGCATCTGCTCTGTTATCTAAACAGAATGTAGTTGATGTAGTTAGTCGATTGATTCGTAACAAACGTTTAACTGGTTCTATTGATGGTCTTGATATTGATGCTGACCTTGGTGCTGATGTACTACATAAAGAAGGTATTTTAAAATACGCTAATAAGATTGATAACCTAGTTAACGATTATAATAGAGCAACAGGTAGTGATATCTCCGTAGAAAGATTCTTAGAGAACCATCCATTAGATAAAACACTAGTCTCTAAAAACTTCAATCAATTTATTTCTGATATTCAAAGTTCATTTGGTGTTGACCAAGCTGAAGCCACTCAAATGGCTCAAGCGGTATTAAACAATAATGATGTAAACAGTATTGAAGACACAATTGATGATTGGCTAAACCCTGATGCTAATAAAATTAAAAGCAAAGCAGAAATTGAAAAGAAACTTAATGGTCCAGAGTTAAAAGCTAAATTTGCACCTTATATGTCTACTGATTTGCTAGACAATGCTTATTCATTAGCTGCTCGTGGCGCTGCTATTGCAGTTAACAAAGAATTAATTGGTAAAGATGGTATTAAGCTAGCCACATTACTTCAAGATGCAGTTAATAAAGGTGCAATTACTCAAGCAGAAGCTTCATTCATGGCTAAGGAAATTAAAGATTTCCTAGATATGAGAGCAGGTAAGTTCCACCCTATTACTAATGAGTACGCTCGTGGTGCATTGAATTTGGTTAATTTCTTATCTACTATTACTTCGCTACCACTAGCTGCTATTAGCTCTACTGTAGAGTTTGCTCAGGTATACCGTAACTTAAATGCACCTCAGTCCGTTAAAGCTACTCGAATTCTTCTCAATACTTTTGGTAAAGAGTTTGGCGCTTTATTCAAAGAGCTAGGTGAATCATTTGGAATTAAAAACCCTACGGCATCTAAGCATCGTAGGGAATTATCTGAAGCTGGCTTCCTAAGAGAAGGTGGTATTGGAAATCGTAATGACATTTTAACAGGTTATTTCCAGAAGTGGAATGAAGGTTTCTTCAAGCTTACTGGTTTGACTTCTATCACCGCTGTTACTCGTCACGCTAAGCTAGCTATTGCTGCTGATGCCATTAATCATTGGGTTAATGTTGCTCAGGGTAATGGTACATTCACACCTCAACAAGTTCAAGATGCCAAAGAGCATTTGATTCGTATTGGTGTTGACTTAGACTTTATGACTAGCATTGAGAAGGATACTCCACAGAATCAACAGAGAGTGTTAGCCAACTTACAAGCTGGTGCATACAACTTTGTTAACGAAGCTGTTGTTGTTCCTTCACAACTTAACAGACCTAAGTTTTATAGTGACCCGTACTTGAAGTTGTTTACTCAATTTCAAGGTTACACCTCAACATTCACAGCAACTACTCTTCCAAGATTACTAGGTGATCTAGGTAAGAAAGGTTCTGATGACCAGCGTAATGCTGCCGCAACAATTGCCATGATGTTTGCTTTATCTATGCTTGCTCTGTATGTAAAAGACATGATCAAGTACAATGAGCATCCACCTAAATGGCTAAAAGAAGATAAAGAATTTCAACGTTTGATTAACCAAGTAGGCTTACTAGGTACTGGTCAACGTATTTGGGATACTATATCTCCTACCGTTGGTAATGATAAAAAGGCTAACAGTATTCTTGGTCAGGTATATGACCAGATCTCTGATCAATCACCCCAATTATCATTCATCAACAAAATCAATTCTGCTTTATCAGCACCTGAGGGTAAGCGAATTGAAAAGGGTGCCAGGTTGCTTCCTATTGTTGGAACAAGTCCCGCCTTGGCTAAATATTTACAAAAAGAATTAGGAGAATAATTCTATGGCTATTAACATTCCATCCGGAGCTAATGTACCTTCACTAGGTCAGAGCAACCGATTCCTTGAAGATCAACTTAAACAGCAAGTACCTGTTGTACCATCGCTAGATGTAACAGACGAGTCTATTGCAGCTCGACAAGCAAATGCTATGGGAGAAATCCCTCAGAATATGCAATCAACAGGCAGTGTACCTGCTGTAGGTTACCAAGGAGAAGAGGAAGATTATCCTTCTTTTGCTGCTTCGGGTGTTAAGGCACCTACCTATGAACCTTCACCTTTCAGTGATGTCATGGAAGGTATGCCTTCTCGTTTGATGGATATCCGTGGTAATGAGATTACGGATCCAGAAGCAATCCAACAAATGTATGAAGAAGAACGTAGCCGACAAGCTAACTTAATGAAGCCACTTAACAAGGACTGGACTTCAATTAAAGAACTTCGTGATGCGTTCCCTGATTCTGCTAAACCTACTCAAGCTGGTATTATCCAGCGAGCTTCTAAAGCTATTGGTGAAACATTAGCGGATACTACTGTTACTCTTCGTGACAGTAATTCACCTACTGCTGTTCAGCTTTCAGCAATGACTCGATTGAAGTCAGGGCTAAACACATCAACTGCATCTACTGCTAACGTAGTTAACATGGCAGGTATCCTGATGAGTCCTATGATTTCAGGTGCAGCTAGTCAAGGTAATGGTTCTGTAGCTGCTAGCGAAGAAGCGTCTGATGTAGACTTTGGATACGACTCTATCAATGATCTTCTCCGTGATGACGGCGAAGGCCCAGTTGAAATGACTGCTGTTGATGGTGCTATGCCTCGTGCTTCAGTAGCTAAGACATATGGTCGTTTGATGAAGAAGTTAGCTCAAGGTTCTGCTCTTGATGCTAACAATCAACCGCTTGACCCTTCTACGATGCCTCGCCAAGATATTAGTACTGAAGAAGCAGGTGAGATTGGCTTGCAAGCTGAGATTGATGCTGGTCATTTAGTTGAGGATGTATCACCTGAAGGTATTGAGTTAGTCCGTATGGCACCTGGCTTTGGTCATGAGCGTTACGTTACTTCTCGTGCTATGGGTAAAGAAATGAACGCAGCTATGGCTGGCCAAAAGCAGCGTGTGCCTGTATCATCTAAGGGTAATTTAGTAGGTGCATCAAGGAACATTCGTACTGGTGATAAGAAGAAACATAAGTTCAAAAACACACCAGAAATGGATGAGACTAAACGCATTGTTGGTTCTATTGCTAAACACGTAGGTGCTGGTAAAGCTGTTATTGGTTCCTTATATGTTAATCAGTTACTAAATCAGTTATCAGACCCTAATCGAAGCACACCTTTGAATGTATTGCATCTATTTAAGATTAGTCAAAAAGATGCTAATGATGCTTACAATATGTTTGGTGATGACTACTTTATGCCAAACTCTAAGGTGCCTGTTAAAGAGTTGACACCTGAAGCTAAGTCTATTAAAGATAAAGTTGCTGATTTACTTAAAGAAAGAACTGATCACCTAAATGAGGTTGCTTTAGGGCAAGCTTACTTTACACCTGCATGGGAAGACTATAGTACACACCGTGTGTATTTAGACCCTCGATTTAATGCTCAACGTAATAAGTACACTCGTGCTGTTGAATCTTTTGTTTCACCATCATTCCAGTTAGACCCTACTACTGAGTATCATACTAAGGGTGTTAATCGTGAAACCGCTAATAAGTTCTGGGAACGTATTGGTGAGTTATCAAAGAACAAGAATGCTAACTTATCTGCTAAAGAAAAGGAATTAAGCTTCTTAGCTACATTAGGTCGTGTCTTAGATGTTGGTTCTAAAGTAGGTATGAAGACTGAACAGATGGTATTCCCTGAGATGCTATCTTTAGTAACACCTGACTTTATCCACGAAGCAGCATTCATTGGTGATGCCCTAAAGAGTATTGTACCTACAAACAAAGGTGATTTGCTTAAAGGATTTGACAAAATTGAGTTTGGTTTATTAGAACCTGTACAGCAAAAAGCATTAGCAAAAGTAGCTGACTTGGCTACAGGCATTGGTGACCGTGAAACATGGGGCTATGTATTACAAGCTTATGTAGATGCTGCTGATTATGTCAACGCTAAGCGTAATGGTACTGGATTTAACCCTAAGGTAACAATTGCGATTGATGCTAACTCAGCTGGCTTAATGTTCCTTGCTTCTGACATTGGTAACTTTGACATTCTAAGCCGTGTTGGTTTGATCTGGGAATACTTATCTGACGCAGAGTTCCAAGATACTATGCCTGAAGGTGATCCACGTCGCTACTTTACGGATGTGGCTAAAGAACAGAGTATCAGTACTACATTTGGACCTGATAAGGTCGATACATCGGCGCTCTGGAAAGAAAAGCTAGATCAATTTGGTGGTATTGGTGTCAAAGGTGCAGGTCAGTTTAACAAAGAGTTCGCTAAGAAAACTCTACTTACAACTGGCTATGGTAAATCTTCAGCGTTCCACGTAGACGAAGCAAGAGCTTTCTTAAAAGAATACCCTGAGTTTGCAACTGAAATGTTGGAGTCAGCTGAGTACAATGGCGATAGTACTAAATTAGTGCATGACCTAAACGACATCTTGAAGAACACTGTGAGAACAGCTCTACAAGAATGGCAGTTTACTACGCCTAAAAAGACAGTAGCTACTTTACAAATGTTCAATAGAGTACCACACCCTATTGGTAAGTTTGGTGAAGAGCTAAGCTTTGGTAGATTCGGGTCTATTGAATCAGGTAAATCTGTTGAGATCAAGAATAAGAACAAGAGCAAGGCTCGTAAGATCAACACTAGTATTACAGTGTTTGACCCTATGGCACCTGCCAAACGTAAAGGCACAACAGATGAGTTTGGTAATGAGGTAATTCCAGGTCCAGGTACTGCAGCGATCAATCAAGTTGGTCCAGCCTTTGGTCAGTATCGTGAATCTGTAATGTTGTCTATTGCTGCACGACACTTCAACGAAGGTAAGCAGCCAGCAGACATGGTACCGTTTACTCCTGTATTCGATAACTTGATTTTGAATTCACAATCATACCCATTAATGCTTCATGCTATTAACAACATCGCATTACCTCAAGTCTTAGACTGGGATATGGTAGATGCTTTTGTTAAAGACTTTGAGAAACAGTTCGGAGAAGCTGTAAATGAAGTAAGAGCGTTAGGTGGTGAAGTTTCTATTGGTGATAAAGGTACCTACAAAGGTTTCTTACAAACATTAGATAGAGAGTATGAATACTTTGGTACTGAATTAACCCCTCGTGAGAAAGCATTTAAAGAATTCTTAGAATCAGACAAGTCTGGTTGGAAGCCTAAAGCCGATCGCCCAGATCAATACTATATTAGTGATGCACAATTCATTAACACTGTTAAACAGTTTATGAATTACAAACACTTAATCTTTGATTTGAAACGTTGGAACGGAGTAACCGACAAGACTGACTATAAGAGTGCTCGTAAGCGAGCTAACAGTGAGATGCACAGACTAGCTAAAGCTGGTCGTATCTACAACGTTACTTAATCAAATAAAAACCCCTATTAGGAATTATCCTAGTAGGGGTTATTTATTTGACAAAATTGAGTTTGGT